ACATTTCAATAAAGGTAGTGCAGTTTGACTTTATTTCTATGCTTGCAAGTTTTGAGGGATCTCCATTGTCATGGGTTCTTAAACCAGAACGTGGCCGAAAATCCAATAATGGAGATAGGTCTAACAATACCGTTGAAAAAGAGGAGAGTATTGATCTACTCTCCTTAGAGTAATAACCTAAAATGGGAGAATAGAAATATTCTCCCATTTTCTTTTTAATAGAGGAAAGAATTTTTTCAGAAAATAGGAGAAAAGAAATGATAACAAACATTCTAGTACTTTTGGGAATTGTGGTAATTTGTTGGGTGTGTTTTCCTTTTCTGTATCGAATTGTAGCGTTTGCAGTAAAGCACGTGCTACAATTTATCCTGATTGTAGCTGCAGTATATTTAGCGAGTCAAGTTATAAGTTTTGGGATTGTAACGATAAGGTCATTTATCTATGGGTTATAAGAGGATAATAGCGCGCTTGGTTTATGATCTTGCGGTTATTTACATTATTGAAAGGGAGGATAATTATTATCAAGTGGATTTTGTGTATACCCTAAGTGATAAAGTTTTCTTTAGGGTTGTGGGAAGTAAACTTTCCTACATATTGGATATAATCACATCATATCTAGTCAAGTATAAAATTGAATAGCGAATATTAATACTTTCTATCCCCCCGGTAGTAAAATAAAACCGGGGGGATTTATTTTACACCAGGCCCCCGTGTGTCACTCACAGACGTGTAATACACGTTTTTATTTATAACCTAAAGACGCTACTTATATATTTCCTATTTGATGTAACTCACATAATTTACAATAAAACGACCCCAAAAAATTTAAATGTAAAAAATTTTTCAATTTAGAAACGTATACTAAATTAGTATATAATATAAATAGGTAAAAAATTAGCCAGTATTGTTATATACTGGCTATTATTAGATATTATTAGCATTTACCTTTTCTTGTTGATTTCTTACCTTTCTTAGGCATTTTCTTTATCCTCCTTACCCTTTTCATGTTTAGGATCTTCTTTATGATTTGACTCATGATTCTTTTTCATGTTCTTTTCATTGCGCTTCATATTTCTAAAGCTTACTTTACAGATTGCTACTGCTTTGCTTTTATCTGCGCCTTTTTTCATTACTTTCTGGATACAATCTTCCATAAATTGTGTGCTTTCCGGTGTATCACCACCTTCAATATTGTATGGCATATCTAATCTCCTTTATAATTATAATTACCAAATAATTCTTGGGCTTTTGCACCATAAACATTAGCCGCTTCTTCTGGTGTAGTGTAGCGACCCAATTTATAGTTTTTACTGTTTATCATTATTTGCGCTATATATTTACCAGTTTGTTTATCAAAACAAACTCCTTTAGGATATAACTTGTTTTTAGGTCTGGAATTAAAAGAATTTTGTTGTTTGCTAACTAACCTAAGATTGTGTTTTCTGTTATCTAAAGTGTCGTGGTTTATATGATCTACTATATGCTCTGTGGGATTATTAAATAATAGTCTATGTAAATAAACTGTTTTTCTATTAATAATTGTAGCGGCATATAATTGACTTTTACATGATTGCACATGCCATTTGTATTTAGATAATTGCTCATAGTATTCCGGATCTATTAATGTTTTATAACCCCTTGACAACTCCATCCAGGTATCATTCTCTTTACTATCTCCCCCTAAATCTTTATCCATGTTATATGGCATATTGTTATCCTCCTTCTTTTGGTATTATGTTACCATTTACATCTATTTCACAATTAACGATTCTCATTAACTCTTCTATCTTATTGTATGCTATAGATTTATCTTTGGCGCAAGATCGCAAGTCTTGTTCTATTTCATCTATCATCTTATTTCTTTCTTTTAGTTGCACTTGGCAATTAGTTAGTTCTTCCTCTAGATACTTATTTCTAGATTTTAGATCTTCTGCGATTGCTCTCAAAGTATCTATTTCTTGCTTGTGCATTTTCAATACTATATCTGCGATACTTTCTACGGCATCTATTCCTGCTTTACTATTTTCTATTTCTAGTTGTTGAGCAGCGCGTTTTATTTCTGCCTTGTCTTTTCGTAGTTGTAGTAAAGCCATAACTATAGTACCTAACAGGGAGAATAGTGCTATTATTATGCTAGGCTCAATGTCTTGTAAATTCATGTATTCCCCCTACTATAGAAAGTAGATACTACCAGTTATAGTTATGTGTCCGTTCTGTGTCTCCTTGCCGATAATCTTAGCTTTTCTATAACCATCTTTTGTTTTGATGTTACACTCTACTATTCCATTCTTTTTTAGTTCTTCTACTGTATTAGTTATTTCTAATAGCTTTAGAAGATTGTTTCCGATTAGATACTCTTTATCTAGTCCTACTAAATTAGCAAGACTGTCATTCAAGTATTCTATTCTCCCAGTAGTATCTATAGTGAAGAAAGGTGAGAAAGAACCATCTAAAGCTGCACTTAGTTTTTGTCTTAGCGAACTAATAACAGTTCCGTAGGTTTTGTTCATCTGCTTCTCTACTATATAATGTAACATACCAGTTATAGTATCACTTAGAAGTAATAGGATTAGTGCAGTTCTTACTAAGAAAGGTTGTGTTAATCCGGAATATATTTCTAGTCCCATCATAAGGGCGACAAACAATCTTGGTATAGCTGCACCAAAAATACTAATGTCTCTTTTCTTTATACTCTTATAAGTAAGCAGGATAAAAGAGAATACTGCGAAGATTAATATAGGTACTTCCAATCCGGTTAGTTTCATTATATTTCATACTCTAATTGGAAGTTTACTAATTTTGTTCCCGAAGCTGTCCAGCTATTTGTTACTCCGGTAAGATCTTTTGTGCAGGTTATATTTGTACCTGCTGATCCTATGTATGCCCTAGCTGGTGCTGTTACTGCTGTTCCACTATCTGTAGCAGCCCAACAACAAGCTCCCCAAGTAGCGCTAGTAACTGTAGCTGCTGTTACTGGGGCGGGAATAATTAGATACAACTGATCGCTAGTAGCTGCACCAGCTTGTTTTACAACTACCATTACCTTTCTACCATCTATTCTAAACTTGTATACCGCAGTAGCAGGGGCAGAAGACCAGCCAGCTAAAGCGGGAGCATAGTTGAACCAATCTGGAAAACCAGAGGGGGCAGTTAGATGACTTATATTTACTGCTGTAACCGCTAGATTAGCGAGAGAATAATCACTACCCCCAGTTACGGTTACTGTAGTGTTAGGTGCAGAATAAGTAGAACTAAGTACATAGAAGTACTTAGTAGTTGTATTATTGAGCATTAGTTTAACACCAGTAGTAAATACAGTAGTGTAATCACCTACTATAGTAAATGTACTTGCACTAACATAAGCGTATGTTCCAGCGAGTGTAGTCCATCCGGTAATTAGAGAAGAACTCCAAGCAGGAGCACCATTGTAAACTAATAACGCTTGTCCCTCGCTACCGTCTGGTTTTGTATTTGTTGCTAATGATATTTTTGTTGCCATAGTTCTCCTTAGACTAGTAATTCACAAGTAATTACTAATAAATTCCATAATACGGGAATGGCTGATATTATTACTATTATCCAGGCTAGCTTGGGCATTTTTAATCTAGAGAATATTATTACGCCTAGTAAAATAACTAACAGCTTGCTTATAATAGTATTGAGGTTTATTCCTACTGGATTTGTTTCCCAAAGCCCTAGGAGTAGCCCAACTCCTGTCGTGCATAAATCTAGAAGTTGGGCTACTAAAAAGTAAAATGTTATGGGCTTCATTAGTTCATAACCTGTAAAGGTGGTCCATATTCTACCGTTATTGGTGGAACTACGTCATTGTATTCCACCATCAGTTTAACCGCAGAAACAAACCTATCATTGTAAGTAGCTACATACTCTACTATTAGCTTTTCAGCAGAGACTCTAATATTAGTAGCCATACTACACCACCTTTACACCCGCCTGTATTGCATCTAAATCTGCTATTGTCCAAGCTACTCCTGTTTGAGGATTGGTAGTATGAACAGTTCCTAAGAATCTAGCGTAGGAAGTTAGTAAAGTTTGTGTGCTAGACCAATATTCTGTTCCACCAGTTTTAACCCCAAGTTGGAATGTACCACTTGCCGCAACCGCTTCTCTTGCCCTAGCTTCGGGCCAAACTCTGAGAATGGTCTTTGAAGTCAGCCCAGTATCAGATAGGTTATACATATCTACATAACCTACTCCTGAAGTGGCTACATATGTTGTATCCCCGTCTGATGGAGTTTCGTCTACCAGTAAATAGTTATCTGTGCTATTTCCGTCAGAACCTACAAACTGAGAAGAATCTCCATTTGCATTTGGAGTTAGTGCAATTACACGACCATCCCCACACCAGGAGTTATCTGTTGCTCCGGTAGTATCATTCATAGCCAGATCATCTACAGCACCAGTTGAAGAATCTACTAAGTAAATATTATCTACTGTAGTTGCTGTTCCCGGTTTGGTATCTCCGGTGTAGTCAATGTCCAGTATTCCATCTATTTTAGCTTCAATGCGCCCACCACTATCTGCTATCTTAATATGAAACTCAAAGAGATACCAAGTATTTGCTTGAAGTGTGGTAATACCTCCTGTGGCTACTAATGTAGTTCCTACGTAAGCCGCAAGCCCTCCACCAGTAACTCTGATTTGAACCAGCGAAGTAGTAGAGTTACGAAAACGAAATCTATATGACGTATTATCTGTAGATGTGGCTCTCCATCCAAACCTTAAGTAAAGCTCAGACAGGCCAGTAAATGTTTTTGTGGCTCCGGTTGCAGAGTTTGTTTCTGTCGCATAAGTCCCCGACCTAGGGTTTGTAGAGATTATACCTCCCCCATCGGCTGAAGCGTTCCAAAACAAAGTATCTCCAATCTCAAAACCTTCTGTAAATACTCTTGCCATGTTAGTTCCTCCTATGAATACACAACGTGGGCTGTGAGATTAGCACCAGCTATTGTGGAGCCAATTTGATCTACGTCTAAAGTAAGGTATTCATCTGCATCCCAAGTAGGAACATTTATTGTAGTAGTACTTCCAGTAAACCCGGAAACTGCAATAGTTGGTCGATTAGCTTGTGAAGTGAAGATTGTAGTACCGTTCTTGTTTATATCAGCAATAATAGTAGCCCCAGTAGGAGCAGTTGAAACACTAAGAAACACTTTTGAAATTGTCTTAGCTGAACCAGTAGCGTTGTATAAGCGAATTGCACCAGAGGCAACTACTAAAGTACCGACTACAGTAAAGATAGCTTGTGAATAGTTATTAGACCAAGTGGGAACACCATCAATAGTTTTTAGAACTTGACCTGAAACACCTACTGGTAATCTAGTAGCTGCTCCACTTGTAGTGGCTATAATCATATCCCCAGTAACAGTCATAGGATTAGCTACGTAGTTATGGGTATGTGTAGTACCACTAAGAGCAGTTACTACTACTAATTTGTCTCCCGATGCTGGAACAAAGCCTACACAAGTAAACCCATAACCATTACCATCAACAGTAATTGCTGTTGGCTCTTGTAGTAAACCATTCCAGAATACTTGGTTATGATCTGCTACTATTTGTGAAGTAGTTGTATAGTGACCACTAACCGAAGTTGCTATCTGTGAAGATATATCATAAGTATAAACTGTACCTGCATTAGTACCAGAAGATGTTGTTGTAGTAGCGGGAGCTTGTGCGTGCCATCTTTGATCCGCTGTGCTGTAAATGATGGTATCTCCATCTGCTCTACCTGCAACATCTACATCAGGTAAGTTTCTAAAGTAAATAATTGGGAAAGCGTCTTGGGGTAGCCAAACAAAGTCATAATCAGCATCAGATAACTTAGCTAATCTTTGGCCTTGATAACCGCCAGAGGGAACAATCCCGGATAGCTGAGTAGCTGTAAGGTGGAAGTACTCATTAGCTGTACCACCTTGTATACCCGCTAGTGTATTATGCGATAGTAAAGGAGTAGCAATTGTGCTAGAAACTCTAGAAGTATTAACTTCAACAGGAGTAGCCGCTAATCTACATTTACCTTTTGTAGTGTAAGAAGCGTTAGTAAACCAAGTAAACTGATAAGCAATAATGTATTCGTCTAAAGGAACCCCTACCATAGAGAACGTTGGAGTTTCTGCTTGGGCTAAAGCCAAAGAAGTAAACGAACCTCTACCATGAATAATAGTAAAACCATTACCTCCGGCATTGTTGGTATAGCAAAGGTAAGAGTTATAATACCTACCAGTTTGCCCTTCAGTCATCGTACCATTATTGTCATACTGAATATAACCTGCCGCAGTATAACGATAAGGCATTGGAGAAGTTTCCCATACCCAAGTAGTAGTTGCTGTGCGGTACATAAGGTTGTACACAGAATCAGTTCCGTTTGGATCAGAAAGACCTGAGATAGTTATTTCAATATCTTCGTCTACGATTTTTGTCTCTGTAACTCCAAAGGTGTTTTCTGCGTCAGTAGAACCGGCTACAGTATAACCAGCGACTACACCACCGCTTTTTAGCTGAGTGCCCTCTAGAATATGCTCGTGCCAATGAACTCGTCTTGGATACGCTGAAGAGTGTCTTTCATCGTGTAACCAATATTTAGGAGTTAGTGCATTATCCCAAGCTATAGTAGCTACAGGAACTTTCGTGTCGCCTAAATCAAGTGTCCAGGGACTTGTACCTACAGATAAAGTACCATCTGTAGAATCTATGTAAATATAGTACATACCCTTAGCTGCGGGTGGAGTAGCAGATAATACCGCTGTTTTATTGCCAGAGATAGAATACTTTCTTCCTGCTCTGTAATAACTCCAACCAGAGCCAGCATCAGCTAATGTAAAGGTATTAGTTCCATCAAAAGCGATTGTAGTCTCTGATCTAGATACGAAACCATAACCATCTTCATTAGTAGTAATCCACTCTGTATCATAGTTAGTAGTGCTTTTCTTTACTAAGAACTGTCCCGCTGTTCCACCAGTAGCAATACCTGATCCAGGTAAACCATTTGTTCCTGCCGGACCTGTAGCGCCAGTTGGCCCTACAAGAGACACACCATCTCCCCAAGAGGCAGCAGCATTATAGGTTATTACTAGCTTTGGTCTATAAGTAGCTGTAGCGTAGTTAGAGCTAGCAAATGTTTTTACAGTTCCGACTGTGTTTTCGTTTTCACCAATTACAAACCAACCATAATTAGGGCTTGACCCATCTAGAATAGATTGAACATCGGTAGTTACATCAAAGGTATACCAAGTATTAATTCCACTAACTACTACAGAAGATGTAGCAGCCGCAGTATAATCTGTTCCTGGCTTTCCTCCATCTACCCCGTCTGTCCAACCAATAGTATTATACACTCTATAATAGAAAGAGCTTCCACCTAAGCTAAGACCTTGTGACTGATCTCCCTCAAACCACTCTATTAAAGCTTTATTTATGTTTAAGGTTTGGTCACTAGTGTCGTTTTCTGCTGTACAATATACCGAAAGTTGTGCGCTAAGCACATCTATATTTGTTGGAACGCCGGATAAACTAACTTTTATTAATGCTCTTTTTGGCCTATTGGCTAAAGTTGCATCACCGCCAACAAGCAAAGCGACATTTGTTCCAAAGTTTAAATTACCACCATTAGAGTTGATATATGTATCGTATCCAGAAGCCTCGTCAGGTTGTATAGTAATAACCGAAGCAGATCCACTACTTGTTACTTTAGGGCCATAAATAACATGCGTTGTGGTGTTTATGTAAAAGTCGCCAGCATCACCATCAGCTAAGTGAGGAACATCAGTTCCATTTAAGACTGAGCTTCCGTCTAGTCCGGCAACTCCTTGTAAACCACTCGCCCCAACTGGACCTTGTGGACCCGTAGCGCCAGTAGCTCCGGCAGAACCAGTATCACCCTTGTCGCCTTTTAGACCACTAATAGCAACTAAGTCTGTCCAAGATACATCAGTATCATACTTCCATTGGATTACTGTTCCATTATTCTGTAGTTCAACTTCTCTACCGTCAGCACCATTAGTTCCTGGTAGCCCTTGTAAACCACTAGCACCTACTGGACCTTCTGGTCCCATTGGACCTTGAATACCAATTCCGCTTGGTCCTGCTGGTCCTTGTGGACCCTCTGGACCTGTTAGACCTTGTGCGCCCTGTAGATCAGCTAAAGCTACTAAATCTGTCCAAACAACGTCTGTATCATATTTCCATTGAACATGTGTAGCAGATTTTTGTAATTCTACTTCTCTACCATCTGCTCCTGCTACTCCATTTGTTCCAGGAGTTCCAGCTACGCCACTAGGCCCTATTGGTCCTTGGGGGCCAGTTAGACCTATATCGCCTTGCTCTCCTTTTAGATCAGCTAAAGCAACTAGATTAGTCCAAGATACATCACCTGAATATTGCCAGACAATATGAGTAGCGTTAGCATCTAATACTATTTCTCTACCATCATCACCGGGAAGACCTTGGATACCTTGAATACCCTGTAAACCGCTTACGCCTACTGGTCCTTGGGGACCAACTAAGTCTGCTACTGCGATTAGATCGTTCCAAGTAGATTCTCCTGCATATCTCCATTGGACATAAGTAGCTCCTAATTGAAGCTCTACTTCTCGCCCATCAGTACCAGGAAGGCCTTGTGGCCCCCTGGAACCAGTAGAGGTAATAGTAACTTCAGTTGGAGTTTCAGTTATATTGATTGTAATATTATCCATGAGTAATATCCTGTGTTATTGTCCAATCACCAGCTATGTATGTTTTTACTTCTCCATCTGGAAAAGCTATCTGAATATCATAAACATATTCGCCAGCGGCAATATCTACTATTTGAGGCACTATGCTAAAGATACCGCTAGTAGCAGGTGTACCTATTTCTATACCTCCCGTAGTGGAAGATATTCTTAGCAAGCTGCTAGATTTTGGATTTACCTTTTTTCTAACGTCCATATCTATAACAGCATTAGTTAAATCAACAGGAGCGCTATTCAGAACTAGAGTAAACTCTACTCCGTCAAAGGTATCTCCTTTAATGTGTGTTGGTAAGTTATACGCCATAATTATCTATTCCTATGTTGCTTTTGTTAGAGTGGTGTAGTACCAATTAACGCTATCTGTTGTTACTAGGTACACGTCAGTACCCCCGCCATTATCATTTAGTAAAGAAGTAAATCCCGCAGGATGCGTAGAAGGTACTCCATAAACTGTATCCAGTTCTGCATCTGTGGGTGGATTGGAAACATTGTTTGTTTTATACTGTATAGAAGTTTGTGCATCACCATATAGTTTTAGAACACCGTTAGCGTTTACTTCTACGTAGTTATCTCCCATGCCTAGCTTAGCACTAGGAGATTGTATTCCATACTCACCATATTCATTTTTAGATGTCCAGTATCCCCAAGGAGTATAATCAAAGGGGGCTTTAGGAATGTAAGCAGCATTAGCTACAAACTGCCCACCTTCTATCATTACTTCTCCCCCACCATATATATTAGTAACTGCTACTGCATCACCAGTTTCATTATAGTTATAAGCACTTGCTCTAGTGTTTTTAATAAATACATCGTTTCCTACAGTATCAATACAAACCGCACCACTTACAGCACTATCTGTTGTAGCAAATACAGTAAGGTTGTCTAACGTACACCAATAACCTAAAGTAATCGTTGGATCTGCGGTACTGTTGTTTATTTCTGTACTGCCTCCCCAACCATCTTCAGATGCACCATAAGTTGTAGTACCGATTAGTGTAGTGCTATCTGGTAAGGTAATGTTAGCTGTAAACTTTAGTGGTGGAAGATAAAGAATATCCATTATCCCTAAATCAGCTACAGCAGTAACCAATCCTGCATTAGTTCCGGAATAGATAACCTCTGTTGAAGTTCCAGCATCCCATCGTACAATCTTTCCTACTGTATTAGATGCTGTATCTGCTGTAGCATTTTCTAATCCGCTTAGTCTATAACGAATATGATTTAGGTTATCTAGGATGCTAGAAGATTCTGGTGTGGTTATTAGTGCAAACTCATCGGTATCATAAGATACTTTTGTTTGGGGAAGTTGCCCAATAAAACCCCCTATTGGGCCACCTCCACCACCTCCCGAACCAGATACACCACCCAAGTATAAAGGTCTAGCCAACATCTGTGATTTAAAGTTTTCAAAGTAAGCTAGCCAAGTTCTCTCGTAATCGTAATAAGCCATTGAATTTCTCCTTATAAGGCATCATCACAACGGATGATGGTAATGGGCGCGTTAGGTAAATTATTTGTTCTATCTTCGAATATGGTTTCAGATTCACCAGAACTGTAACCATCTTTCTGATAGAACCTTCCTGAATCTGTAATAACATTTACAAACATATAAGGATAGTCCAAATTGTTAGTTGTTTCTATATGATTAGCATATCCGGGGAAAGTAGCAATAACTGAAGTTCCCCCGCCTACTAATGTTCCGCTAGCAAACACTATTCCAGTTCCCCCAGTAAGTTCAGTAACATCTACTTGAACAAGCTCTGTATAAGTGTCTGGTCCTACAAATTGTGTGCTTATCTGAGGCAGTAAAACAAACCTACCATAATACTCCCCATCCTCACCACTATATAAAGTTTTGTAGGTTCTTACATCAGTAATACTACTGTGTAAGGAGTTCAATAAAATCTCCGAATATGTTCTAGGCGATCCCGCAGGAGAAACATAAAGCTCTCCTTGATTTACACCTGTTTGTGTACCAGAGAATACAATACCACTATAAGTAATAGTGTTATAAACGGTTACTGGGGATCGTAAAGATACTTCTATATTATATGGGTGTATCGTATCAAACGCTTGAATAAACACACCACTCATAGCCATTTGAAAGACAGCAGCTTCATCATGCACATATCTTGTGTAATCAACTGGCATATCTCTACCGCTAGCTGGAATATAGATGGCTTCTTTAGATTTTTGCTTTCTGCCTATAACTGGGTAGTCTTTGTAAGAAACTAAGTTCAAGTACAGAGCATCAAAGACTAAAGCACAAATACTATCATCGTTAGAGAACTGGTATCCTAAATCTTCATATGGGTGAAGGTTAGTGTCAAGTGTAAACTCCCCTAATCCCGAAGCTGTAGTACCAGATACAGAAACACCAGAAGTAACAGCGAACGAATAAACATTTCCATCCGTCTTGTCATACATTAGAGCGTTACCTTCTGCGCTTATTTGTCTAGCAAATAGCACATCTTGGTAATCTCTAAATAATCTCTTTGATACTCCCCCAGTTTCGCAGTTTACAATATTAAGTATCCCGTTAGCATCCTCTACAGTAAAGATGGAGTCGTTATTAGCTATAAAGCCAATATCCATATCGCCGCCCCAGTACGTTAAGCTAAATGAACCACCAGGACTTACTTTATATACCCTCTGCTCATAGTTAGCTCCATAAACTGTAACATAAGCATTACCTCCTGATGCCCCCAAAGCTATTAGAGATGCGTGCGTATTAGAAGCGTCAATGCAGGATTCTATAACTCTAATCACTAGTGATCCTGTGTCGGTGTTGTAGAATACAATTCCGGGAATAGAAATCATCCCAACATATTCTCCACCGATATAAGCGTTCATGTACCACACATCTACATAACCAACAATATATCCTTCTGTAAATGCTAAAGCTGCTGCTGGATTCCAAGATAGTGAATCAAAGGTTCCGTTTAGAATTGTCGATGGAGGATAAGCTGAATCTATGCTATGAACATTATCAGTCTCTACGCTCCACTTATACATTGATAAATGCTCTCCAAGCTCTGACATAGCCAGAGCGTAGAAATCTGGAAGACCACTAATAGAAACTGCTATAGCTCCAATAAAGGATTCTTGTGTACCAAGTTCTACTGTAGTTTCTTTATTTAGATCCGCATTGTAAGAATAGAATATATTTTTATTTGCAGCATCATCCCAATAAACAGTAGCAATTGTTTTATTTCCTACTGGGACCATGCTTTGTATTTCTGAGTTCTTAGCTAACCCACCAGTAATTTTTTCTCCTGATCCTGTATAAATACCAATAACAGAAGAGTTTGATGTGTCGCTTTCTATCCCTGGATAAATGTATTTACCATCCCCATAAACTGCTCTACGATAAAATGCAGGGTAGCCGTCATTTGTAATCCCAGGATCATCGTACTGCCAAAGCCCTGAAAATCCAGTAGCCAATCCAGACAAAGTGTTATTATAAGTGTAATAGTTAGGAGAGGTATCTAAAGAATGTCCATTCCACAAAACTACCATACCAGAAACATTTTCTACTGCTGAAACTACTAGAGTAGACCCAGTAGATCCAACGTCTACTACTGTGTAATCTGCTGATCCATCTGTATCTACAAATTGTGTTTTAGTGTAAACACCGCTTCTTGCAATATCATATATCCAGCTTCTTGCAGGAGAAGTTCCAGCTAAAGTGTAAGCAGCAATAACATGACCGTTTATTTTATCGGTATCACAAGCTACGGCTCTACCCGATGTTACTGGATATAAGTCACCCGCACCTGGGACAGCGTAGTCATCAGATAAATAAGGGTAAAAAGGTTGCCACGCAGAATCGCCAGGAAAGCGAGTAAATAAAGTACCATCTTGACTAACAGCAGCAAAGGTATCATCTTGTATAGCTAGGTCAACAATATTTAGATCGGTAAGCCCTGTAGAAAAGTTTTCCCAAGTGTGCCAGTACTGTAAAGGCTTTCTCCAAATACCAGAACCAGCAGTTCCTACATATACATAACCATTAAAGTTATAATATGCGAACAGTCTTGGACACCTCTCTCCTAGAACCATTTGTCCCACATATCCAGTGTTGGACATAGACTGACCAACAGTAGTAACCATTTGTTTAATAGATATACCTTTTTCTGGTATACTTACTAAAACCATCTGACCCAAGTTATCTGTAATGCCATCTACTGTTTCTACGGTGGCTTCATAGTTTAATTTCTCAAACTCATCCAAAGCTCTGTTTGCAATTTTACTCGCTTCAGAAGCAGACTTAATATTAGAGTTAGATATTACTACTGTTCTTTGGTCTTGTTTCCAAGTTTCATTAGGATAGTTTCCAGTTCTGTCTACATTAGCAAAAACGTAACCGCCGGTTTTTGTATCTCCTGTTCCCCATACTACTGCTCTGTTTCTAAACATTCGATCATGAGTAAGATAATTAAGCTCTACTATGGTGTTACCGCCCCACTCTGAGCTAGGAGCAATAGAGGGATTTTTTAATACTCCCACATGGGCTACGTTAGTCTCGTCAAAGTACATATACCAACCGTTCTGCTGTAAAAGAGGCATAATAGCATCCATAGCAGAACACATACCTAAAGAGGTGTTGTTGGAAACTAATGAACCATTATCATTAGTTTCCATAACATAAGCAACACCAGCTTCGGTTAAAAACTTTTTAATCCAATAACCTGAATATGTGGGAGCCTCTGTAATATAACTTTCGGAGATAAAATAATTCTGTAAGAAAATTGAAGCGTCTTGACAATAAAATGTAATAGTATTTTTAGTAGGCTCTGTTACGTAGGAGTGAACATAAAATATTCCCGCACCTTCTAATTTAATTAAATTATATAGATACGAATATCCTGCTCCTAAATAATTACCCCCTAAAGTGAATCTCATTACTCCTGTGCTGGTGCATAAAGATTTACTCCAATCCATTGATACAATACCATCAAGATCGTCCCAATATAAATCTGAAATGACTTTCTTTTTATAAAGTTTTACATAAGTACTAACATTTAGACCCACTTCTTATCTCCTATGTTTCATCATAACCATTATCACCGTTAGGCATTTCTACCGCAGTAGCTCTTAAATTTAGATTCGTAGTGTATCCTCCCACAACGTCAAAATTATGATCCACGCCATAAACGTACCAATTACCTATAAAATTAGATATATCGGCTGGTGCGTCTGCTGTTGGAAACTCCATAACTCTTCTACATTGTATATAATGTGCTCCAACTATAGTCATGCTGATATTATAATATAATCTGTTTAATAATCTAAGATTATAAACAGCAATATCATCTGCCATCTGAGCATCATCAACTAATCCAGGAGATGATAAAACCGAGGTTTTGTAGTAAGCCATACCAAAAGCAAATCCAGACGCTCTTCTAGCGGCGTAAACACCATCTCTACCATAAACAACAACTCTATTTCTTAGATCCCTTTCATTAATCTCTACTGACCAATCTAAGATTTGTTCATAATCTAGTATATAAGATACTACATCTGCTACATCTCCGACTTGTCCTGAGTTTCCATCCATAACATAAGGCTTTCTATTTTTAAAATTTATTGTTCCGTCATCTGGATCTGCCCAAATTGACCAAGTAATTAAATCTCCGATCATTCTACTGTAATCATAAGCAGATACTAGATTAACTTCAAAGGAATTATTTATACCGAAAGTAAAGTGAGAGGCTGTGTACTCAAAAGAATTTAATCCGGCGGTAGCCATAACTTGCCTAACCAATTCCTCAGCAGAAATATTTTTGTAGGTCATTGGTGTCTTAGGATTTGCAGAAGCAATAAAATAATCTTGTGCCCTAATCATATAATCGTAAGCAGTAATAGTATAAGTACCAGCACCTACTGATCTTTCTATTTGTTTTACATAACCTGTAAAAGCTATTCCGTGGTCATTCTCATATCCTAAATCTATCGTGATTAAATCACCCAAAATAAGAGTAGTAGAAGTTCCAGTAATAGTAGCTGTAGCACAAGCAGATCCGTGATTAGCAGATATGCTTACTGAGACGACGTTTGGAACTCCCGTAACCACACAGTAGCCGTTATACACTATCATAATAAAGCTCCATTGATAAAGTGAATACGGGAGTTTCACAGTCTTGGCTTGTATCTAAAGTCTGGTAATAAGTTTCGTCCATTTTATAAGACATACTAGAGGGGTAACAAGCTTTTGAATAGCTTGGCCCCACTAGCGTGTACTTAGTTTTATTGTCTATTAATCCTAATATAGCATTTAGATTTGTCCAACCAACAACTTTAGCTTGAACTTTAATAATTTCCTCGTCCCAACCAAAAATTTGAATAGCCGTTCCAGCTAGGGGGCCAGAATATAAAGGATTAAGTCTTGCAATTATTTGTTTGGTGGAAGCTTCTAAAGATTGCACATATATTCTTGTGCCATTAAACGTCCATGCCATGTTTGTTTTCTCCTAGATTACTGAAACTGATCTATTTCCAGTTCCACCAGCAAAGTTTAATAGATCGCTCTTTAGATATTGTTTTACAACAGCGGCTAATTGTCTACCATCTACTTGTACTACTGTTCTGCTATCTATGGTTAGATTTAGTCTAGTAGTTAGATTAGAAACACCATTAGCTATTATTGCTCCAATATCTTGTAGATTTGTTTGTGAAGGTTGGGCGCTAGGTAATGTTGGAACATCTGTAACACCTAAACCTGTTGGTTTTGGAGTCATAGAAGACAATCCTAAACTCTTAAAAAACGTTAGGATGCTTTGAGTTAGTGCCTCTAGTCCTGTAGGTTGCTGTGACTGAGTAGTAGGCTTTGCAGCGTATTGTGCGTTATAAGCAGCTAAATACTGTTGAGGAATTTGCCCACCAAACGGTACTGGTTCTTTATTTAGTTTATTTTCAAAAGGACCGTAAATAGGTAGATTTAATTTACCTATTTGAGCGAGAGTCTTTGGTAAATTAATGTTAGACTGTTGCTCTCCTTGTCTAAATAACTTCATTTGATCCTCAAATTTAGTAGGCCAAAAGCTTTGTTGTTCGCCTTGTCTAAATCCTTTCATTTGCTCTACCCAATTACCAAACTTTACAACAGCTTGGTCGAAGTTACTAACTCCACCATTAAACTGTGTAGCATCTAAAGCTCCTTGTGCATTAGCTGTGTCTCTAGACATTTGTGCTGCTTGAGCAGGAACCCAAAACGAAGATCCTTCAGGTAAGTTGAACATACCATCTAACTGCTTTTCTTCAGTCTTTAGAATCTGTTGTAATAGATACTGTAGTACTTTAAAATCCTTTTGGTAAAGGGGCGTTATCTTTTGATCTTTTGTAGTGATAGCAATGTTATCTTCTAGTTGAGGTTGGTATCCAAATGATTGTAACTTCTTTAGAAGGGCATCATATTGTGGACCATTAGCAACAGATAGTAGTTGTTCTTGCGACATATCAAAAGTTTGAAAATCTATGCCTTTAGCAGACTCTTGTAAAGCTTTTCCTTCTGCGACCAGCCTTTCGAAGGCCTTATTAATTGCATCTGTAGTAGTACCTTCAAAAGTGTATACAGTATCTCCAATAGTTACAATAACATCTTGATAACTATCTTTGATTGCTTGTGCAGTTTCATCTGTAATAGCTTTCGCATCTACTTGATCTTTTAGTGCCTGGTCTGAAAATCCTACGGCTATCTTTTTAAAGTCTTCCTCAGTTGTTCCAGAGGTTAGCTTAGCTGTTGGGAATTCTAATGTTGGAAGTAAAGTAGCTTGTGCAGCATATTGATTATAGAGTTTTGTTACAGCTTCGTATAAATCAAGCGAAGTTTGTGTAGCTAACTTTTGCTTTTCTGCATAATCTTCTGTAGATAATGATCCAGAATCCATAGCAGTATTAGCATCAATAATAATCTGCTTCATTTGATTTAGGTTTTCTAAATCTGCTGTGTTACCTTGTGCAGTAATATTGCTATACTGCTTTAAGAAAGTTTGTTTATCAAAACCTTCTACGCCACTTAAAACATTCATAAATTGTGGAGCAGTAGCACTAAATCCACCTAAAGCTTCTTTACCTCTATTATAAGCAGCAGCCCCTATTAGACCTTTACCAAATTTAGATTCTAATTCTTTTGATCTAGCATCAATAGCATCGCTAATTTGCTGATCTTCAATAGGAGTTGTCTTAGTATATTTCTTATTTCTATCTTCTATTAGCTTTGTTTCCGCAGCTAACATCTTTCTAAGTTCTTCTAGCTTTTTCTTTTCTTCTTCTGTTAGAGGTACAAACCTCTGGCCTTGAAATCTTCCACCAGCCTCTTCTATACGCTTGACTTGCTCTAATAGAGCCTGTGTATCAGAAAAGCCCGAAGGAGCAAAACCACTACCGTATTTTAGTTTGCCGATAAAGTTTTCAAAGTTTTTATTCTGTGAGTTGAAGAATTCGTCTAAACCTTTTAGTCCAGTTTTAGACCCTACTAAATCTTCTAGAAGAGCTTTTAATTTTTCATCTTTTGTTACATCAGGAGCGTTATCTTTACCTGGTTTTGGAGGTTCTGGAATTGGGCTAGGAGCTAAAGCATCTGATAATCTAATCTTATAATCTTCAGCAGAGTTTACCATACCCTCTAGGATAGCTGAGCCGATAGATGCTCCAATTGCAGTACCCATTGGACCACCAGCGGAACCAAGTAAACCACCCATAATCCCGCCGACAATGTTACCAATGCCCTGACTATTTCTTCCAGCAAGGAAGTTTGGAGCGGCCGAACCAAGAATGGCTAAACCACCTGCGGCAGCGTTTTGTGCAAACTTGCCACCAAATTCCATAGCGGCAAGTGTTCCAGCAGGATTAGCCTTGTTTTTATTAAATGTGTTATATAAAGAAGCTCCGGTGCGTTGTCCGAAAGCGTTTACGGAAGCGTTTATGCCTCCCATCTGGCCTACCTGATAACCCGCCCCACCATTTAATAAATCCGGTCGCCTAGAGAATAGAGTAGCAGCACCTAATGTTCCTATTAATGCTGGACCTGCTCTACCTGCTACATCTGCTAAGTCTGCAATAGATTTAGTAAGTAATGTTACTAAATCAACACCAACTTTAAAGGCATCAAGAATCCCACCTTTATCTCCTAAAGCTTGGGCTAGCTCTTGAAAAGCATTACCTAAACGAGTTGTAGCAGTTTCTACTGTATTTAGTTTCTTTCCTAAAGCCTGAGCAGCAGCTCCTTGTGAGTTATTTTGAGCAGCTACGAGCTTGTCTATTTTACCTAAGTTCTCAATAAAGCTAATGGCTGTAGCTGATCCTCTAGATCCACCACCAATAGCTAAAGTTAGCTTACTAAGCTGATCTGGATTAATAACCCCTGTCTTGCTTAGGGCTGAAATCTCTTTCATAATATCTAAGAAACTTCTAGCTTTTCCTTCACCATCAATAAAGGAAATACCTAGCTTAGCCATTTCTTGTCTTGCACCGTCTGATTGGAAACCCGCCACTAAAGCTCTAGCTCTATTTGCAATTTCTTTACCCGACTGTGCTGAACCTTCTGCAATAATAGCGATTACTGCATTAAGTTCTTCCATTGATAAACCAACTGCATCAGCGGCCTCACCTAAGACGGAGAAGCCTAAAGCTAGTGTAGTAAGATCAACACCAGCTACCTTAGTAACAGCTACCCACTTATCAAGTAAAGTAGTTCCTTGATCTAATGGCGTATTTGTTTGTCTGAGAGCAGCAGTAAGTACATCAATTGATTCTGCTTGGTCTAGAGTGGATAACTTAGATAATACAATTGCATCAGTTAGTAGCTTGTTTGCTACAGCAAATCTAGTAGTTGCATCTTCCATACTACCAGTAGCCTTATAAGCTAGGTTGTATGCTTCAACAACGCCAGATAGTTCCTCACCAGTTTGAGCAGCAATATCAGCAGTAGCTTGGAAGATTTCTCCCGTTGATTGCGTAGCATTACCTAATGCGATAGCTACGTCTGCTAATGCTGATTGGTTCTTTATCGCTATGTCTACTAATTGATTTAGTGCGTTTAGAGGGCCATAAACAGCGGCGATAGCAATAGACCACTTTAGAGCTTCTAATATATCTCTACCAACATTCTCAAAGAACCCTCTAAATCTTCTTTGAGTATCTACAAGAACTCTACCAAACTTATCTACTGTAAAGGTAGTAGATTTTATTACGCCTTCAGCGGCTTGATACTCATATCTAACTTTTGTAATATTAGAAGATGGTTCTGTGCTAACACTCTTGATCTTATCTCTTGTAAAGTTAGGATCTAGTTTGGCAGCTTTTTCATCTAATATTCTTGCAGCGCCAGCACCTCCGGGAATGTAACTCCCGATGTTCTGCATAGCCTTGAGTTTATCAAGTTCTTGTAGTTTTTGCTGAAACTCTCTAATGTTTCTAATAGCATCATTAGTAGCAGTTTTATAAGCTGCACCACCTTTTTTTACTTGCTCGGCTCTTTGTTTAATGCTTTCTGCGTCGCTAAAGTTTACGCCAGCTTTTAGCATTTCCGGCGTTTCTATAGGAGTTGGAGCAGGATAGGGTGAAGGCTTTCCCTCTGATCTTGGCCCATATTTCATATCCAAATCATAAAGCATTTGAATAACTTTTTGGTACTTTTTCTGTACTTCTAAGTTTTTATCAATCGCTTCGTTTAAAGATTCTGTAGCTTTCTTTAATTTTTCTGCTTTCTTATCTACTGTTGTTTTACCTTGTGGAACATCTCCCTCTTTAACGGTAGTTCCAGTTCCACTAAAAGTACCTGTAGCTCCTTGACTAGCTTGACTTGCAGCAGCTTTTATCTTAGCTTTATATTCTTCTACTATCTTTAGTTGAGCTTGATAGAAAGCTTCTAACCTTTTAGTGTCTTCTTGAATTAACCTTAGCCAATCAGAATCTCCCATTCCGGGAGTTCTTACTGGTCTGTTTCCCATATTCTGCTCCATCCATTGAGCAGACCTGGCATCTCCTAAATCCTCCATCTCCTTTTTAAGAGCAGATATTTTACTAATTGTATCTGCATTAGCTTTTTCAGCAGAATCTATCTTAGGTCTGCTTTTATCGGCATTAGAGATACGCTTTTCAAAATCTCTAATAGCTCTTTCTGCTTCAAGAGTAGCATCATTTAAACTAGCAGTTTCTTTTCTAATTTCAGAAGTTAATACTGTTAGTTTAGTTGGATTATCTTTTACACTATCAATATCAAAGGTAATCCCCTTGATAACATCGGGAGATTTTTGTTCAGGTGTTCCTAATACACCTGCTCTACCTTCTAATCCTTTTAGTTTATCTAAAGCTTCTAAATATCTTTTTTGGACAGTATTGAATTTGTTCAACGCTGTCTGCATTCTATTTGTAGCTATGTCTAATCTAGCGGCAGATTTCTCCGCTTTTTCGGCTAGCTTGTCATCCTGAGTTGGAGAAGACTTTACTGTAGCAGTTTGTAATTGTAAATCCTTCGCAGTAAGTCTAGAAGCATACTCTAAAGCAGACCCCTTTATAATTGGGGCTAATTTACTTGTTCTTGCCTCGACCCCAAGGGCTGTAAATCTTGTCTTTTGCCCGGATAGAACGGCTTGCATTTTAGAAGCAAAGTTAGATAACTGCTTATCAGATAAAGCTATCTGACCATTGAGTATCGTTAAAGAATTGCTAAAAGCAAGCACAGCATTACTAATGTCTTTATAGGCATCAGAGCTTTGATTTAGCTTAGCTTGCTCTTTAGTCAATCCCTCAATAATTATTTTAATTTGTTCGATTAATTGTTCGTTATTGTTCATCCTTCTATCTCTGAGTCGGAGAATACAATCTCTGAGTTTAACTGTTCTTTTCCTTTGAATATTCTATCCAACCAGCTTTCAATATCTTCCGGTGGACTATCCCAAATCATTTTATCTGGTGGACGCTTTTCTTTAGGAAGCTCATTAAAATTATCTACTTGGGATCTTTTTCTTATTACAAAGGAAATTGTGTAGGGAATATCTGGCAACTGTTTGATATTAGTGTCAAGAGGTTCTCGCAACGCCTTTGCCATTTCCCACATTGATACTACTGCGTTGCTTCTAGCAATTTTTTTAGTTCTTCCACATTAATTTCTAACGAACCGTAATAATTGATAAGTTGTTCTTTAATCTCGCTAGGAAGATTATCAAACTCATCAAAGTTCGTGAAATACCTTTCTTTAAATTTATCATCTTTATAACAACCAAAGTAAACACACATATCTCTAAACTTTGTAACCATTTCTTTTTCACAAAGTTCATCAATCATATTTCTTTCGTATAGTTTCTTTAGTTGTTCTATTGGTTTTTCTAGTAGTTCTAATCTATAGCTCTCTATTAGTTTTAGAACTTCATCATTAATCCTCTGCATTCTTCTTTCGGAATAGTTATCTACCGCTTTCTGATACTCTTCAAAATCCTCCAAGTCTGCTGTTGATTTAGGTTCCTTTGGCATAGGAAGATCTACATCTCGCATAACATCTTGTGTAAACTTCTTGGTTGATAAAAGAAGAATGTAGTTTATAACGTCACTTTTATCGTCCAAATCATAGATAGAAGAAACGAAAGCGATCCTCTCGTCTGTATCTTCAGTCTTTAATAGCTTTCGTAAATCTGCGCTTTTTCTAATTGCGAAAACTCTTGAACGATTAATCTCTGCGTCACCAACTAATCTAATATAAATATTTTCTATTTCTTTTCCGTAGCTATCAAAGATAGCAAACTTACTTCCCCAATGAAATAAGCGGGAAACATCAACGTCATTTTTCTCTGGAAGCATATCCTTTTTTCCTTTCAATTTAAATTAAATACGCCGAGAATTGTTTTATGATTCTCGGCGTACCATTTTACAACAATCCTTTATTCAAAGCCCAATACTATTAAGTTTTATTATTCGGGAGTGCTAGCAACTGCGGCAGCTAATTCTGTTCCTTTTGCGTCTAATGAATCTACTAGGGGTTGAAGAAGTTCTGGATCAACCATTTGTTGCTGGATTTGAATTAACTCGTCTCTTAGATTTTGGATAAGAACTATGGCTGAGTCTACGACAGTAGCCATTTCTGAAACTTCTCTTACTAAATTATCAAATTGAATTGCCATTTGATTTTGTTTCTCCTGTATCTGAGTAACTATAGCTTCTATTCTTTCTACCGCTTGCAGAGTAAGAAACTCTGCGTAATTACTTCTTATGAACATTTCCGCATCACTATTGTGCACGCTTACACCCTATAAATAAACTATGGTTTAGCTCCGCTGTAAACAACTAAGTGTGCTGTTTGTGATTTCCAGTTCATGCTAAGTTGAACGTCGCCGTTAACATTAACAGAAGTTGCATCACCAACTACAACGATGTCATCAAGATAAATCTCTTTTAGAACGGTGTAGGGGGAAGATTCGTCACAGGGATCTAATAGCTGAATGGAGAGAGAAATACCGCTTGTGGTACAACCTTCACCAGGCGCCCATTCAACAACACCAGAAGTAGATGTAGTACCATTAGTGAATAAGTTTACTAGCTCAGTATCAGTATCTAGTACTGTAATAGTTCCTTCAATTGTTGGAACCTGAGTTTGATAACCTACAACACCTCTGCTACCAAGTTCTCTAACTGCTGTGGAGTTCATGCTACCATTGATAGTAACATTCTGGACTCTGGAAATAGAGTTGGCTGCTAGCTGGATTTTTACGTCTCTACCACGAATAGCTGCTGGAAGAACTGGATCACTAACATCTGACCAGTTAGTTCCTGCTGGATTAGCGTGATAAACAACTAAAACTTGTGAAGTTCTGGAATCACCAGTAGTAAGTGTAGTACCAACTAGTCTATATTGACCAGTAGCAGGAACACCAGTAACTTCGGTTAGATACCCACCATCAAGAATAACGGATAAAGCGTTATTACCGTTCTTTAGCTGAATGGGGGTTTGGGTAAGAGTAAATGATGTAGTACCTGTAGTAAACTTGTCTACAACAACATCGTATGCAAATAAACGCTTTTCGCTACCTACGCAGGTATAATCTTCAGTAGCTTCACCATCAACTGAATAGCTGTAGGAGAAGTCTCTAACTGCAAGACGTTTACCATGAATAGATTTTGAATAGTCAGATACACTATCACTCTTTGTATAAATAATAGCATCAATTTCGCCAAACTCGCCAATGTCAACACCAGCGGCAGGATAAGCGTCTGTTAGGCTTGTCCCAGTTAGTACCGAAAAGATCTTTGTACTAACATCAAAAGCTGAGAAAGTAAGTGTAACACTAGCTTGGTCTTTCGCTTCACCAGCGTGAGAGGCTGAACCAATCTCATCAATGGTTGTGCTAGGAACATCTGTGTTAATAGATAATCTCTGAACTCTTGAAGCTTTGAAATAATCTTTAGGACCAACAATGACTAATTGTAACTCTTTCGAGGGAATGCTTAATCGCTTTGCCATTTTGTATCTTTATTATCTCCTAAAATTTATCGGTTACAGTTGTGAAAATAATAACTGCTCGATAATAAAGCTCGTCTACCAATTCTGGTAGAATCTTTACGTTTTGAATTTTTCTTTCTATCGCTATTAGGCTACCTAATTTACTTGGCGAGGCTCCCTGCTCTGGAAATCCTTCGTTATAATTGTAAATTACGATGCCATCATCTAAATCATTATAGATTTTATATGCAAATTCGTCTCTTTGTGCTTTGTTTTTCGCAAAGACATCAATATACCAAACTCTTTCTTTTACGGTTTTTCTGTTTCCAAGTTCTCCTTGAAGACCCGTGATGGTGTCCCACTCCACCGAAATAGTTGGTAAGACTAGATCATCTTCTGGAAAAGCATCAACTATCGTGACGAAATTGTATGAACTAAATTTATCTTTCAGCCAATAAACGACTGATAAGTCTTCTAATCTTTCTGGATATATGTTGATACCCTCCTTTATCTATTTAAACGTCTTTGTATATCTTTAATTCTGATCTCCACATTTTTACCGGGCTGCCCTACCCTGGCTCTTGTAGGAGCTGTATTCGCAAGAAGTTGACTTGCCAGTAATTGAATTCTTTCTAGTGAAGCGTTCTGTAAGCGGCTGCCAAGCTGTGCTTTTATCATATCTACCACTAGTTCTTCATTCGGCCTATCAGAAATATCTTTAGGCATTACTCTTAGTCTTTGTTCTACGGAAGCTAAATATTCTAAACCTTTTAGTGCATCTTTCCTTTGGGCACGTAGCTCATTCAATTGCGTAGCAGAGCTTGTATAAGTTTCATTAAAAAGAGCTTTTATTTCTCTTATCGAGTGCTCAACAAAATAAGTAGCTCTGGTCATAGGGTAAGGAGTTCCTTCACCCTTCATAACTCCCCTAACTTTAGGAGAGGCTACACCATAATTTAGAATCGACCACCAAGGAGCTTTAGCGCCAGTAAAAGAACTTTGTCTATCTCTAATTGTTTTCCAATACTTAGCTCTATACTTTTCTAAGTCATATTCTCTTGGTTTCTTTTTCTTTTTAGTTTTATCTGTAAGATGCCCGTGTCTTTTCGGGGGTGGAATTGCTGTAAACTCTCTGGCTACTCTGTAATATTTTTCTCGCCAAAACAGAGATAGTAGTGCTGGATCTGCTGTTCCTTTTACGTTATTAGATTCTCTTGCGTCCGATACAGCAACAGCATATAACGCTAAGTTTCCAGCGACTTCATCCATATCTATTTTAACATTTACTGTATTACTATCAGGTTTATACTCAATAATAATAGCTCTAGGATCTCTTAGAGCATCCATGAAATCTCTATCAAAGTATATTCCTTCTTTACCACCAAAATCAAATTCTGTTCCTTTTATGGCATTCATTCCATTACGAATAAGAATTTGTTGTGCCTGTTGCATAACAGAATTCATAGCAACTTCTTTTGGTTGGTTTACTGTATCTAGTGCTGCCTCTGCTTTTTCTACCGCCCTAACTAGCTCTTCTTTCTTTTCTTGAATATATAGAAGAGCTTTTTCTTTATTTTTCAAATAGCGTATTTGCCTATTAATTTCTTCTATATACTCTTGACGATTCATTACTTAGAACCCTCGAAATCATCTCCAAAAATTGTTCTTACTACAGAACGAGAAAACTCATTGGTATGGTCCAATACAATTTTTCTAATTAGTTTATAATCATCAGAACCAGTATCAAGAATGTTTTCTAACTCACTTAGTAAAAGTCTTTGGTGTAGTTTCTTTTTTCTATTAATAAAATCAATAAGGTCAATTGTTTCGACCCTTTGAATTATTTTGAATTCTTCCATTTTATATCCTTTCCTTACTTACGGATTAGGTCTACGAGTATTCGATTTAGCTCCTTAACCCCTCGTAAAATTATTTTCCTTACGTCATAATTTTCATTATCAACCCAAACATAGTTAGTATTCTTTACTAAGTTTAGATTGGCTAAAGTATAGTTGATTTGTATTCTACAATCTCCATCTACTAGCTTACCACCAGTTTGCCAATTTAGAACTTCATCTTGTGCGTGGGTAATATGTGCTAGCATTGTAGTACCTGACATAGTATAAATATACCCTTCTCCACTACAAACGATACAGAAGGAGTTTGTAGATGTATCAGTTATAGGATCTATGCTACAAGCAGAACAAGTAGTTTTATGCTGTTCGTAGAAAATTACTTCCCTGCCAATACCTGATCTAATAGCATCTATAACTTCACGAGTTTCAGGGAATGTAATAATCATTTATTATCCCTCAAAAATTTCTGCCCAAGTTTTAGAAATCTCTTGCCAAGAATATTCTGGTGAAGAGAACTTCTTTAGACCTTGTTCAGCTAAAGTATTATATAAATCTTTGTTGTTGTAGAGTAATTCTAGTTTTTCTGCTACGTCTTCTGGTCTTACTAATTTCCCCACAGTCATAATATTATCTAGGGTGTAGTTCATCTTTGTTGGGATAAGCAAGCCACAATCATAGTAAAGCTCTTGTAAAGCACTATGATCTGCAACAACCTGTGGAGCACCAGTAATAGCGTGCTCAATATTTGTTAGGCTAAAACCCTCTCCTACACCAGTATTAATTCCTACATCTGTAGCATTATAAATTAGATTTAATCTTTCTGCTGGAATTCTTTGAACGCCAGTAGTTAAACTTGTGAGTAACAATCTTCCACCAATAGCTAATCTTTGTGCCATCTTTGGAATATTAATTGCAGAATCAACTACTCCACAATGCATATAAATTTTAACATTTGCAGGTTTATTTTCTGCAAACATTTTAAAACCTTCCATAGCAATATCTAATCGTTTACGAGGTTGATTACGACTAGCAGAAAGGACTATAAAGCTATTAATAAATTCATCTTTATCTGGATAGATCATTCTTTTTAGATCTTCTTTAGGTCTAGAAACTTTAAAGAAAACTTTTTGATCTATACCATGAGGAACAATTTTTATTCTATCCTCTAATTGTGGGCTTGCCTTTATCATTTCCCGCTTACCAAATTCTGTATAAGCTACTGGAACTGATACAACATCAAAAGGTTTGTACCAATCGCTGTCATGTTCAGCAGCATCAACGGGAGTATAAGTAACTATTCTAGGAAGCTCTTTATCTTTATAAATCTCCTTTAGCTTATCTAGCATAGGCTGTTGTATCCAAGCATCGTTTATAATAAATATAACATCTGGTTGCTCGTGCTTTACAATGTCTTCCACTCTTTTTATTCCATATATATCCCCGTTTGTTGAAGCGGGATAGATCTTATATGGATAGTTATGTGGATCACCATAGTAATTTACACCTATTGCAACTACATCATAATTTCTAGGTAAGTACTTTACAATAGAGTGTGCTACTCTAGCAAACCCAGTTTCAACAACTTGGTCAGCCCAAACTAATAATTTTATCCTTTTCATATTCCTTTATCCTTTCTTTATAACTCGCCTTTAGACTCGTATTCGTTATTCTTGTATCCTGGTAGAGATTGTTTATCTGTTACAGCTAATCTTCTTGTGGGGGATAAGACTAGTTTATCTAGTTCGTCAATGAGACGTTTTAGATTACTGTCTTTCATTCTTCCACCTTCTATATTACTAAAAGATATTTCATTATCTTTCCAGCTAGAAGTAGAATAAGCTGAATTTTCTAAGCTGCCTTCCAACATTATTATTGATGCCATTAGTATAATAACAGCTTCGTCTTTTTTCTCTATAATACCTTCTACAGATTCTTCTGTTGAAAATTGTAAATAACTATCTGTATTCCTGTATAGCTCTCCATCTGCATTTATTAGGTATTTAGACTTATTGTATCTTTGAAACTTTTTAGCAGCTAGATTTAAGGCAGCTAAAATCCAAGCATCAATATATCTGTAAGGAGCAATAAAGTCTCCGATATTTACTCTTACTTCTTGTATTAAATAATCTAGTGCTATTGTTGCCATTTATTATTCCTGTTTTAGTTGAGTGAATTGTAGCTCAGCTAGTCTAGTTTCAATAGCTTTTACAAATCGCTCAGATTTTTCTTCTCGTCTAGCAGCCTCTAGAAGTCTATTTACAAAAGCCTCTGAATCTGTTTTCTGAAGAATATTTTGTACAGCATTAAATCTGCTATTAATAATTTTTAGAACTTCTTCATCGGACGACTGTTCTAGTGGAACATCTGCCTCTGGTTCATCTTTCTTTGATTCAATTCTAATGATTAGACCTTCTTTAAATAAACGTCTGTTCTGTCTAGTGAAGAAAACATCTTCAGCGTCAGACCAAGATCTATAGATAGATTCATCTTCCCCAGGTTTTCCAGTAAGAAGAGATCCATTAGGTTCGCCTGTAAATGGATTTAAAATCTGAACGTTTACCTTAGAGATTACGGTTTTCTGATATGTACCGATAGGATTACCAGTTTGCATAGCAGAGAAAACACCCGGATCAAATTGCTTATTCATACCTTAATTTATTATCCTTTCAAATTAAAAATAAAAGGAGATGGAGATTTTAACTTCCATCTCCTTTATTACTAAAACAAATTATGCAACTTTGAGAACGCCGATTCCCTGGGCATTATCAATAATCATACCAAATTGCTGATATAATCTGAATGTCCATTGTGGAGGAACGGGGCGTTGATCGGTCCATTCGCTAGGAATGGCATTACCGAAAGTAACAAACTCACCAACATTTTCGCCAATAACGAGAATTTTATCTTCTGGAACTAGCTTGTTATAAGTATCGGGGCTATCATAATCCTGTCTTACTACAACTAGTGGAACGCCTAGATATTGACCAACCCAACCAGTTCGGCGTAGTTCGTCAGAAATATTCTGAAGCATACCGTCAGTTGAAGAATAGGTATCCCAACCGATGAAAGCCATGATTGGCTGTAAAGCCGCACGAGTACCAACAATAGCCTTGGCTCCTGGTGTGGTCTGATTGATAGTTTCAATCATATCGTCTAGAGCGGTTTTAGTTACTGAAGTACCAACGTTGGTAAAATTATCGGGAGTATTTGTAGCGGTCCAGATTGTAGTTAGGGCGGTGAAAACTTTGTTCATGAAATAATCACGAAGAACAGCTTGCATCTCACTCTTAATGCTCTGAACAGTACCAATCTCACCTGCCTGAAGTTCCCAATCATTAGCGGTAACAGATACGATAGCACCGTCAAGAATGTAGTTCATTCTTTCCGATACTGTAATCTCGCTAGTTAGAGGGATAGCGCCAGGAACAAAAGTATGAGCACGAATGCCCTTTCGAACTTTCTTGACTCAAATTTGTTGTATCCACATCATTTCTGTGTGGCTTCTTCTGATTTCGCAGAAGTTCGGACTATCTCATCATCGTCAGCATTACCTGTTACGAGTTCTACATACGGATTTATTTTATATTGGAAACTTGGAAATATATAATTATATATACCATCCAAGAACTTTGGAAAACTTTTTCTTTGAAGAGACAAAATATAAGTTTGCTCCCCATTAGAGTTTATAGAATGTTTATTTATATTGAACTCTATTCCAAGTTTTTCTTTTATAGCTTCTTTTATTAGGAGATTATCTCCATAACTAAAACAGTTTGTAGCTATATTTGGTACTGCGTATTCATAATGGCTGTCTTTGTAGTCTTGTTTTACTAATCTAAGATTTCCATCATCCATATACCAAATAGCTAACGTTTCCCAATCTAAAAGCGTTAGATAATGCGGATCTATTACTTTTTTTCCTAATAAGTACATTCTAGAATGTACTTTAGTATATATTGGATTTGTTCTAGTTACAGTTTTTACTATTGTTTTTCTATTTTGGCGTTTATCATTTATTTCATAAGTAGTAACTTTTGTAAAGTTTTCTAATATTGATTTACGCCAATTTATATAATCTAGGTTATCTATTATGTTATTAGCTTCGAACCTGCACTCGGTTCCATGATAACCTATATACCCATCTCCATAAGTAAAAGCAACTATATATTTTACTTCTTCTTTTTTATCCATAGTCTCTACACCTCTCATAACGAGTTGGCACGGGATTGTCCTTTTCAGGAGTTTCCCCGTTTTTAGTAGAATTTTCTTAGACAATTTTTTGTCTAAGCCCCAGTTTTAGTTTAGGGCGTCACCGGGTTTCATACTTCTAGTATTGAGTAATAGCCCAATAAAATCTGTAGTAAGATGACCGGGATCAATATACTCTACCATCATTTCAGCAAAGGCTTCTCGTTCCTTTTGTTCTTTCATTAGAGAAGCTGCTGATTCTAAATATTGCTTTAATTCATTGTCCATTGAATTTGTAATTCTCCGTTATTTAATATTAGAACTCACGAGTAGTGAAAGTCATATCATAGGTAGAGGTGTTGAATTCAACAACAGTACCAACAACTACATCTGAATCCCAAGTAGCCTGATATTGTAATTTGCCTTTATCAGTTCCAGAAATGCTAACTGAAAGTGCACAACCTGGGGTCTGCATAGCTGCATTGTATAAATACTGACCAGACTGTACTGTATAAGTTCCAGCACCAAAAGCTAAAGCTGAAGTACCGGATGGGATTGTAACACCACTCTGATAACCAGGATAGGTTAGCCATACTGTAGCAGAAAATGGAACATTAGCTGCTGTACCAAATCCACCCCGTCTTAGCGACCAAGAGTAAGCTGGCATTGGAACATAGTATGGGGGTTGGCGATTATCTACTGCCCAAGTAACGATAAAGCGAGCACGCTTAGCTTCATCTGCTGTGGTAGGTAGCTTTACTGCTGGAAGGTCGGTTTGTGAACCAAAGTCGTGATTAAAGGTGTGAGAAGTTAGGCAGACCATTCGGCCTTCAGCCATATCTTCATTTACCACAACACCTAAAATATCACCAATAACTTTATTAATTTCCATTGTTATTTTATCCTCAATTATTTACTATTGCGAAGTCGTCTTCCGAGTTCTTTAGGATCAACGGAAGTACTAGTTTTGTTTATAATAGGTAGAGCATCAGATTTCTTTTCTGATGCAGTTGCTAATTCAGCAGAAAAACTAATTAGATCTTGGATCATAAAATCTAGTGATCCATCATCAAGTGCTAGAAGTCTTTCTTTATTAGTATCAAAATATTCATCACTTCTGACTAAACCAGAATCAACGAATTTTGCTTTGATAGCTGCGAATTTGCTTTCCTTTTCTTTTGCTAATTCAACCTCTTCTTTGAAAGAAGCAAGAGACTGATTTTCTGATTTTAGCTGTTCAATCTCAGTATCTTTAGCGGAGAGTGCAAGTTCTAGCTCAGCTACCTTTGCTTTTAGGGTTTCAAGTTCATCCAACTTATTTTCCTCCATATCATTTTCGGCAGAAGCTACGGCTAGAATAGGAGTCCTACCAGCATACGCTGGCATACCAACGAATGTAGTTGCACGCAGAGCAGTATCACGTAAAGCAATTACACCATCTGGTTCTTCATCTTTGGATGCGTAAAGCACTTCCCATGATAAATTAAGTGGGGTTCCTTTATCATAAAGTTCTTTAATCATCTGAACATCTTCGGGACGCTCTCTAGACCATAGTGCAGCTAAACCTTTTATATAGTTGTTTTCTTTCGTTAGAGCAGTAATAACTCCTAGTGGAAAAGATTCAGCATGACCGGGTTTTATTTCTTTGGCAGCCATTTTAATCGGAGCATTAACTCCGCTTTTGATTAGGTTATCAAATTCTTCTAGTGGAATTCTTTCTTTATTTACATTTGGTTGGTCGTCTGTTAAAATAAATTTGCACCAACGAAATGTAGGATTTAGAGTTATAGAAGCAAAAGCTTCATCTTCCTCGCCATCAATAAATTGAAATTCCTTTATTTCAAAGTTTTGTTCCATAATTCCTCATTAATATATTTATTATACTATACTTATAGTATAACATATTTTTATATTTTGACATTGATATAACCACTAATTAGACCCATTTTTATTGTTACTGGTGTTATTTACATCAGATGGCTTCTTTTCCGTGGTTGTTTTACCACTTCCTGCTGGACCCTGACCGGGCTGATTACTAAAGGGTTTAGGAGCAAACTCATCCAACCCAAGAGATTCGAGCTTATCTTTTTCAATCTTTCTTTGTTCAGTTTCATCATTCCAATCGTATCCTAATTCTTCAGCATAAGTAGATCTAGAAATATTAGCACCACCATAAAGATCGGCTAAGCTCTTTAGAAGTGTAGCATGATCGAATAGTGTGAGTGGTTTAAACTTTACTTCTGGAACACTTTTTATGCTATTTTCTTCAGCAACTCTTCTAACTATGGATTGAATAACTTTAATAATCTTTCGTCTAAAGTTTTCCATTGTTTTAGCTGGCGACATCATAGCGTACTGTGGATCTGATGTTCCTGTCTTTTCGGACTCGCCTGTAATTAGAATTCTTGGAAATCCTAAAGCATAAATAATATCTTGGTTTACGCTAATATACTTCTGTTCATCTAGCATGGCTTGTGTATCTGGAACAACCCATTCGATTTGTAAAGTATGGTTAGCAAACAATTGGAAAATTCTTTCTATATCTTTTCCAGAATAATCTCGCCAAAGCATCTGATCCTTGATCGCTCCAAACTGAGCATCCTTATCATCTTCTGTTACTGGGAAATCTTTATCACCTAGCTTGAATAATTGAATAGCTCCAATTACTCTAGAGGCAATAGCATAATCCATTCTACGTAAGTTACGTTTATGCTTTAAAGATTCCAAAGCTGCGGATAGATAAGGAGTTGGCGTAGGACCATCTGTTTGAACTTTGCGTCTTATAATAAGATCGGTATCTTTCTCAATGAGGAATTTTCTGACCCCTTGCTTTATCGCTAAAACAAACTCAGGATATAATGCTAGTAGCTTTTGATAAGCAACTCTATCATAAGTACCATCACCATATCTTCCCTCATTTAGAATGAAGTCAACAACTTCAGGAGGAACAAGTAAAAAGTAACTAGGACTATCAGAAAATGGATTTACTTTTATTTCTATAGTAGCTGGATCTCTGATATACATAGTAGCAGGTAACATTAGACTATCATATTTCTTTAGCCCATAGATACCTAGATTTTTAATTTGTTCTTTATTTAATCTCCCGAATTGGATTTCTGGAACTACTAATCCAGAAATTAAATACTCTAAAGCCATGCTCTCCGCAAACTCTTCTAACTTTTCCCTAAGACCTAAAAAGATTTTATATTCATTTTCAGTAAGACCATTCTTACTAAACATAAGTCTATTAATACCTACCTCTACAAGTTTATTTATTGTAGAGGAAACCAGAGGGTCTTTTTTGTAGAAGAATCTGCACGCTTTAACTATCTTATGATAGTCGTCCGTATTGAGTTCTAATTTATCAACATCTGAAGCTGTCCAGGGATTAGAACTCGTAGAACCTCCTAACGTATTAATAGATGCGGAAGCTAGTTTATTAAATTGTTCCGAAGCTATTAGATCTTCTTTTGTTGCGTCTTGTACGGTAATTTCCATATTTTTTATCCAAACCAACCTGGACTAGCCAGCGTTTTCTTTTGAGATTTATAAGTCATAAAATCATTTTTCAAATAATAAGCTAATACAGCACAAAGTAAAGCAGAAGTAAAGTGGTCTTCACCTCTTTTTCCACCCTTATTAGTAACAGTTCTATACACAATATCTCCCGTAGGAGTTTTAGTATAAGTCATTCTTTCTAGTTCTGTAACTAATTCTAAGTCTGTATGGGAGAATACTAGCTTATGATTATTAGCATAATCCTGTAAAACTGAAGTAGCAAATGGTTTTGTCTTAGATTTAATTTCTTCGCCATTACCATCTATACCTATAACAAGTGAAGTAGAGAAATCTATTGGAACTACTCTTTTTGAATAGTTTTTGTGCATGAAGTCTTGATGCTCCAAAAGGTCCATAACTACTGGTTTGCCTACTCCACCAGCATCAACTCCAATAATAATAGGATTGTATTTGGTATCCAAAGCATCTATGAAGCTTTTCTGAACTGGATAAGAAACTTTATCTAATCTAATTCTTCCGTGAAATCTAAGCCTTCCAGAATTTTCTAAATATAGAATTATAATAGCTGTTGGTTCTGTATAACCTAAGTCCACTCCAAGTATTACTTTATCACTCTTATTTGGGATTGGCGGGAAGACTGTAATTCTAGAAACAATTTCATTTAGATTGTCTTCTAGTTGTAAACCATTTAGAATTAGTTTATAAACTGGGTCCGATCCAATACTAAACGAAGTTCTATCAAACAAAGCAAATACAGGCTTACCATGTTGAGCTTTCCACAAGTGGGTAAAGTCATCACTATCTTCTCCCCCATACTGTTCTATAGCTCTCTGCTTATCTGCTTCTGCTAACCTGGGGTTCATATCAGAACTAATTCTATGTTTAGAATAGTTAGAGTTCTCTCTATCACAATGATAACAAACTGAGTTCTCTCGTCTACCATCTGGAACGCCAGAAACCATAAGTCTAAACCCGGAAGTAAATGTATTTACTGTAGGTTGTAGTTCTATCCAAGATCCCCAAGGTTGATAACCGCTTTCATCAACAATAAAGAATGGTGTGTGCAAACCAATAACAGAAACACCAGTACCAGTTTGACCTGCGATACGGCACATTAATACTGCTTGGTTCAATAATGTAATCTTAAAATCACTACTATTGATACCTGCATTAGGTTGTATAAAATGTTTTAGAAAAGTATTAGATCTAAATGTTCTTATTAATCCGGACCACACAGGTTCAAGATGTACTTTAGATGGTACTAAATAAATAATATAATCGGAGGGGAAAACATTATATACTAAAATCCAGCGAATTATAGAAACTAAAGATACAGTTTTACCAGCACTACGACCAGCTACAACTGACACATAAGAATTAAAATCTCCCATCAATTCTTTCTGATACCAAGTAAGTTCGAACTCTTCTTCGTATTTTTGTTTATCAAAGTTTTCTATAAACTCTGTGCAAAGACAGGGATTTCTTAGTATTTCGTATAATGCTAAATCCTCTGGTCCATATATTTTTTCTATGATTGCCATGAGTATCCTTTGGGAGGGATTTTAATCCCTCCCATATTTATTACTTAGATGTAGTTACAACTGGGATAGTAACAGAGTGTGTATGTCCTGCGTCTACCTTAGTTGTTAGTGCGGTGAGTTTTGTTTCCTGTTCCGCTACTTTAGTTTCTAGTGCTACTACTCTAGCTGTTAGATCTGTAGCTGGTGGGGGTGGGGGAGGTGGAACTACAGTACCGGGATCAAATCCTAGCCAAGAATATAAGGCTGCTTTAGTTCCATTGTAGAAATTAACATCAGTTCTCCCACTTCCACCGGGAAGAATTAGTGAAGAACTCCATTGTAGAAACTTCCAAGTTGCAAAACCGGGAGTAAGAACTTTCATACTAATAGAAGGCATAATAGTAGAAACAACATTAGCCCAAGTTGTATTAGTTACAGTATTGTAAACCCATTGAGCCATCCATAAGTTTTTATTAGCTCCGGGGAAAGACAACTGGTCCCTAAGTTTTGGATAATAAGAGTTGTACATACTCATTGAGGAATAAACAATTACAGGAACTTGCGACATCTTTGGATCAGCCGCAATAGCTTCCATCATCTTTAGTACAACATCACTTCGATTTGGTTCTGTACCAGTAGCTTCTTCAACATCAAGAACAATTGCATGATAGCTTTTCTTTGGAGTTAGTGGGTCTAAAGCTGCGTGAAGAGTTTTCATGTTCCAAGCTACAATACCTTCTAGAGTGTAATCTGGAAAAAATGGTTGTACATAATGGTAGGGTCCACAAGCTATTTTAGCATCGTAGCATTTCTGCACATTACGATAAAGCCAATCATCAACATAGTTATTAGCATAAGTTGGATCACCAGCTTGTACTTGTTTGCCATCCGAAGCTTTTGGAAACACCATTGAAATGTCTCCTTCTGCTTTCATCTTGGCAATATCAACATCACCTTGCCAATGTGAAATATCAATTTGTCTGGCTAAAGTCGTTGGATCAAGAGTACCAATTAGGGTAGGCTCTTCTTTCATTCGCCATAGATTATAGCGATCAATTAGGTTTAGCTTACCAACCTTAGCATCTCTGGTCCAGGTATCAAGATATTTAGTCATAAGTCTCCTTTATACGTTAAGAACTATCCAGCTTACTTTTTGTCCATTGACTGAAGAATCAACATAAATGTCTTCGAGTCTGCCAACTAATTCAAATCTAACTTCATTACCTGCTGATAATACGAATCCGTTTGTACTAGTTACATCGTTAACTCCATCGTTTCCAACATAGATTAGTCCACTATTAGTTGCAAAAGCTTTTACGATTAGTGCGTCATTAATAACGCCAGTACCTAAAACTACAGCAGTTCCAGCAGTAGTTACTGTAGTCTGTCCACTTAATTGTTTACTCATTATTTACTCCGTTGTAAGGTGTTTTATATTCTTCCTTTCCAGGTAATCCACCCCACTTTTTTTGATAATTATTTTGTGCAATTCTAAATTTATTATGATGATCTTCCATTTCTCTAGAAGAATAGTTCTTTAGGGTAGCGCTTCCAAAATGACCACAAGAGCAGTTATGTACTCTGTGGATTTGATAACCTAGAAGCTCCATTCTATAAGCATAGTCATTATCTTCAAAGTAAGCATAACCAGGAGAAATGGATTCATCAAATAATCCAACAGTATTTACTAACTCATCTCCAATAGTAAATAAAGAAAAGGAGCTAGCTTCTAAATCCCTAGTACAAGTTATTTGATTTCCTTCATACTCTGCTAAAAGATTTCTTAGTGTTTCTGGATGAAAGAAAATATCATCATTACAAATAACTCTTACTTCTTCCGTATAATTAATAAAGTAATTCCAGCTTTTAGCCACACCTAAGTTATAACCAAATTTTACAACTTCTAATTTTGGTAATTTTAAATCTAAACTTCCACCATTGTCTATTACTAAATATCTGTCTGGTTTTATAATACCGGCTTCAGCAGACTCTAAGCATCTCTTCAAAAGATCGTATCGAGAAAGCGTGGGGATGCAGAGTGTTATTGTCATAATTGATTACCTCCGATCCCACCCACTAAATATTTAATTTGGTGAGTGAGAACATATCTTGCTCCTGCATTTCTACAAGCATCGAGAAATGCAAAATCCTCAATTGCGCCCTTTGGAAATTGTATATTATTCTTTATAACAAAATCCGTTCTTACAGCAAAGCTAATTCCAACATTACAACTAATTATGTCATTTATATAAACAGGAGGTTGAGTATTACCTGTCTTGACATCACGATAAGTAAAGATAACTACATCATTATTTTCTACATATTGTCTTAGTGTTACTAAATAATCTTCAGCTAGCCAATCATCATCATCACAAAATGCTATCCAATCAGTAGTTACTAACTTCATAGCTTCATTTCTTGTTAGTCCAGCAGAGTTTTGTTGCTCACATTTAGTTATTAGAACGTGGTCATTATCACACTCATAGTTTATATCTCTACCATCAAACATAACAATAGCTTTCCAACTCCAATCTGTTTGATTTATAAAAGATTGCACAGTTCTTGGTAATGTTTTACGACCTATTGTCGGGGTTACAAATGTACAAAATGTAGGCTCAGCAACTTTAAATTTCTTTCTTGTAAGGTGTTGATCGAACCTCTCTAAAAACACTTGATTAGAATCCATTCTTCTTCCTTGAATATCCGAGTAAGAATCTCTTTGTCCCGCCAGTAATGGTACAGATACATAGCAATTATAATTTGGAATTATTTCATAAGCCATTCTAACATCATTATGAACGGTCTTCGTATCCTCATTTAGTTCTATAAGAGTATCAAATAATGTTTTATTGATTGCATAAGCGTGTGTAGAATACCCACCATTTATCTTGGCTAGATGGTAATTAACTTGCGTTGCACTATATCTATCCATATTTATTCCAAGGTAAAAAAGATCCCAATCAGTAGGTAAATCCACCCTTTTCAAAATTAGCGGATCATTTAGCCACTCAACATCATCTTCAAATATCAAAACATTTTCGCAATTATTTTCTTTGGCTTTTTTTATACAAGCGGCGTGACTTAGGTGGTTCCCTCTAGCTGTAGCATAAGGAAGGTTGTATGCTGAAAATCTTTCGACTTTATCTAGTATTCCAGCTTTTTCAAATTCTTTTTGAGCTTGTTCCCAACGATCTACACGCCTATCTAAATTGATGCAAAATATCTTTGAAAATTTATCGAATGGGTTCATCTCCAATCCTATCAATAATCTCATGTAAAACCTGAATATGTTTGTCTTCTGCTTTCCTCATATCTGAGATTGGAACATGAATAACATAATCAACCATGTTTTTTAATTCTCCCCCATCAAAACCAACAATAGCTATAGTCTTTACTTTACCTCGCATAGCTTCAGTAACTTTTAGTAAATTTACACTATTACCACTACCACTAATAAGAACTAGTAGATCTTGCGCTGTCCAAAACAACTCCATAAAATTTCTGAAGATATTATCATAACTATCATCATTTGCAGTAGCAGTAATAAAAGGAACGTTATCTGTAATACAGATAGATTTTATTCCACAAGCTTTTATTAAATCCTGCGTAAAATGTGATGCTGCTGAAGAGCTTCCACCATTTCCACAGGTATAAACTATACCTCTGCAATTAGCTATCATAGTAGCTACATTGTCAATATCAAACGCAATATTATATCCCATTGTAAATAATCCTTGTCCCATAATTTGTAAACCTAAACGGGAGTTGTTTATAATCTTTCATCTTATCTAAGAATAGGTCTTGTAGATCCTTTGGAACATAAGATAAAAGAAATCCTCCCCCACCAGCACCTAAAATTTTATATGCCATAGCTCCACTTGATTCAGCGATGCTTATCATATTTTCTATTTCTGTATTTGAAATACCATCAGCTAGTTGTTTCTTTATTGCCCAACCATTTCCAAGAACATCACAAATATGTTCTTGATTAAACTCTTTAGCTAATTTGGTTAGCTTTTTATATAACTCTTCTTTTCCTTCTATACTAGAAGCTTGCTCTTTTAGAATATCATTAGCATTTCTAGTTATACCTGTGTAATGCAAAAACAAGTTATCGTCTGAAAGTTTTACAGGTTCGTGATAAGGAAGATCGTTAGAAAACGATAGTCTAAGCTGTCCACCAAAAGAAGAGAACATATGATCCTGCATTCCAGCATTTCTACCTAAAACATACCTCTCTATATAAAATGCTTGATAAGCTAAGTGAGAGTGTTCTTTCGGATTATTCTGATAATGATAAAAAGCATTTAGTAACCCAACTAAAACAGCACTAGAAGATCCTAAACCAGAGCCTTGTGAAGGAACATCAGCCATAGTTTTTACTTCAAATCCTTTGGTCATTCCTGTAGCTTTCGCAGCTTCTCTAACTAAATCGTGTTGAATTTCTTCTACAGAATCTACAGTTTCTTGCTTAGAATAACCAACAGAAATCTTATCATCAAATCTATTATTTACTATTACATAAATATATTTATCTATTGATGATCCAACAACACAACCTTCATTATGCTCAAACCATTCTGGTAAATCAGTTCCCCCACCTATAATAGACACCCTTAATGGGGTTTGCGAAATAATCATAATTCATCCTTTACAATCTTTAATGCACTAGCTAATGCTTTATCCATATCTAGGTAAGCGTAAGTTCCCAATCTTCCAGCAAAAATTACAGAATCATTTTTTATTTCTTTATATTTATTATAAAGACTTTTACTTTTTTCTGTATCTATTGGATAGTAGGGAGGTCCGTAATCTGATGCAAACTCTGTAGCAGTTACTTTTTCTGCTCTATTTTGCGGATAAAAATAGTTATAAGTTATTTGCCTTGTGTACTTAATATCTTCACTAGTGTAGTTTATAGTAGCTGCTCCCGTATCTTCATCGGAGTATGTGTGATACACACTTCTGTATGGAAGCGTACCATAAATATATTTATAATACTGATCTATAGATCCGGTATAAATAGTTTTACTAGCTATAGTTTCATAGTTATACTGTGTATCAAGTTTAACTTCTATCCCATCTAATAGCTTATTAAAAAAGTAATCATATCCTTGCTCAGGCATTCCTTGATAAAGGTCGCTAGAGTATCTATCATCATAAGTAAATCTAATAGGAATTCTACTAATCAATTTTGCGGATAACTCTTTAGGTTCTACTCCCCAATGCTTCTTTGTATATCCATAGAAAAACTTATAATATACTTCTTCTCCAACCATAGATAAAACCTTTTCTTCGAAGTTAGTTGGAACTATATTTAGCTTTACACTTTCTATTTTTGCTTTAGCTTGTTCCGGTGTAATGGTTCCCCAAAGCTGAAAAAATGTCAGCATATTTATAGGGAAAGAGTATATGTTATCTTTGTAATTTACTTTAACTCTATGATAATAAGGAGTAAAAGGGCAGATATTATTTACATAATCGTAGATACTTTTGCTATTCGTATGAAAGAAATGACCACCATACAGATTTACATGAACACCATTTATATCTTTAGAAAAGCAATTACCGCCAACATGATCTCTAGAATCTATAACTAGTACTTTTTTACCTAGCTTGTGCATTTCATGGGCTATCACAGATCCGGTTATTCCAGCACCTACTATTAAATAATCATACATGATAAACCCCCAAGTGTTTTCCATATCTATATAGCTTATAGTTTTCTTTTGGTAATATAGCGTTAAACCACCAGGAGTTTAGCATTGGCATATGCGTATCTGGAATAATATCGTGAACACAAATAAAACCACCGGGATGCAAATTATCTTTAATAAGATCATAAGCGTACTGCATTGACTCTGCTAAATCAAAGTCCAATAAAACATAGTGATACTTGTAATCTCTCTTTTTAGTTTTATTGTTTACTAGTCCTTCGATTAGTTCAAAATTGCTAAATGATTTTTCCAACTCACTTTGTATATATTTTTTTGATAACTTATCTTTTCCTAGCTTCTGATACCACCCATCCATAGCTGTAGCTTCAGGAGAGTTTTCATCCTTTGCTAAAAATCCGGGATGATTAGTAAAGGTATCATAACCTAATACAAATCCTTTATCTTTCCATATAGAACATATTTGTTCTATACCACCACCAAAAGCAACTCCGAACTCCACCCCATATAATTGCTCATTTGGAAACTTATCTAGTAATGTGTATTGAATATGAGCTAAAAGCTTACTATCTCCGTTTGTATCATTAATATTAAACATAGTACTTGTGCCTAAATAATACTCTTTCGCCATTTACATACATTGTGTGGTCAGCTTCAAATGACATATCAGGTTGTGATCCGTTGTGTGGGTGAGAGTGAAAACTAAATGGTAATAAACTAACATTACAAAAAGAATATATAGCACAGTTTATATACCATTGTTGCCTCGCCATATGATCTGTTACTTTTGGATATTTATTATATATCTCATAGGTAAGCTCATAAATTCTTTTATAAGTTTTTGTAGTACAAATTATTACACCAACATTAAGCGTAGCTGAGTTTTTGTTTATCCCGTACTCACTAAATAGAGAATTTAAATACTCGTCGCTACAATATCTATTTAGACCATTAGCTTCATTCAGTAAAGTGTTGTTTGAATGGGTAGCATTTGGTCCTATCAAAACTTCATCATGCTTTACATTAGAAACTTTATTTAGTTCTTCGTTTGTAAAAGCTCGCTGTAATCTAATGTCTCCGTCTGTAAATATAATTATATCGTCATCATTAAAGGAGACGTAAGGTAGGAACTCTCCTGCTTGGACGCACGGATTAGTTGTAATATCAGTAAGAGAATCTTTAGGAATTGATTTATAAGTTATATTATCAAATTCCGAATCTTTGCTAAATCCAACACATAATAGAATATTTTTAAAAGCAGAATACTTATTAATAGTTTCTAGATATGGATAAATTTTTGGGTAGTACTTTTCATCTGTTCCTGTAATTAAATAGATCATCCTATCCTCTGTAATTATGAATGGTATACTTACGCTCTACTTCGTTGATAGAAGATGCTGGTATATTATACTTTACTTGCAGGTTCGTAAGAATACTCTGATCTCTGCTGTGCCTTATAACATGATCGTCTCGTTCTCCTAACGGATCATCTAACAGCACTAGATAGTTCGAGCAGTAGTTATTCCACTCCTGTAATAAGCTTTCAGTAAAGGGAGATTTTATAAATCCAATCTGTCCAGCATCTAATTGTAGCGTATCTTTATACTTGTCTTCGTTGCACTCCATATACTTGAAACAGAAAGTTTTTGTCCAGTATCTATTTACAAAATTGCTTGTAATAAAAAAAGTATCCTGTCTAATTCTACTTTTTATAAAAGATAGGTAGCCTGGTAATATCTTATCTCCACAATCAAAATAAACTAGCAAATCTCCCGGATCTATTTTAAGAAATAAATCTAAAATTATGTATGGTTTCCAAACGCACCCACCATTCTTTAAAGAAGTTAGAGAGTGTTTTTGATATTCGTAAAAACCACTATCAATTAGAAATTGCTTTTTATATGGAACTTTATAATCAAACTCGTTACACTCTTTTAGTATTTCTTCTTGCTGGTTCTCGTAGTTTTCATCAGCATAACAAGTAAAGTATGTTTTCATATGTGTGCTATAAGTACATCTTTGTCTGTGTAACCATCTGCATATTCTATTACATATTGTGGATTTATTTCTAACAATTTATTAACAATAATATCTTCTGAAACATTCCACAAAGCTTTAAATAATCTAACATCATCTATTATTATAGTATGTGTTTTTACTGGATGGGTTGCTATAATTTCTAGTTCTTTATAGATTGGGAAATCAAAAATACCTCTAGTCTCGTCCTCGTCTAAATCCCAATGACCGTCTAGATAAAATGTTATTTGCTCTTTTATATTGCTTATAACTTCAGAAAGCTTCTCTGCTGAGTCTCCGAAGACTAAGGTTACATTTTTATTATTTCTAAATCTATTTACACAATGTCTAAAATACTTATCTGTAATCTCTATAGAGATTACATTTCTAAATCCAGCATCTATAGCTGACTGAATTCCATTACCATAATAACTACCAGTTTCTACAAAGTAATTATTTTTATATAAATCAAATTTGCTAAATGGCATTTTTATCCTTTCTAAAAACAAAGATAGTAAAGCCAAACCACCAGCAGGGATTAGGATAACCAGCACAACTGTATCTAAGTGTTATTGTAGAATCTTCATCATACTTATAACCTAGCTTGGTAAACTTATCAATCACATAAGAATTTTCTTTTGGATTTACATGCCCATCCCCACCGAAAGTAGGAATAGACCAACTGATAACAATACCCTCTGTATTATGTCTATGAAGATTATCAATGAAAACATCTTCAAATTCTTCTGGAATATGTTCTGCTACTTCTAATGACATAACCCAATTAGCTTTTCCAAACTCTTGCGGAACAGATAAATCAGCTACATAACAATTATCACCAGCTAATTCTTTGGTAAACGGATTACCGTCATAACCTTCACACAACATACCACCGTAATTATTTAGATAATGCGTATAAAATCCATTTCCGCATCCTAAATCAAATACTAAATCTGCGTTATTCTTTGAAAAAAATCTAGCTAACTCTTTTGCTAACCCAAGATCTACCCCGTGAGGTAAACCTTCTTTACCTTCCCAATAGCCCCGTTCATTTATTCTCATATTGAAATCCTTTCCCACCCAGGAGGAATACGATCTTCTATCGTTTCTCTAGGTTCATTATAGGCCCAAACGTTAGGAGACACCACTGGTTTATCTTTAGCTAACCAAGCGGCCCACCAAGAGAACGAACTATTAGCAATAATAAATCCTGCGTGTTTTGACATATAAAAGAAATCTAATACTGGATCATTCTGTGGATTTTCAATAACGAATGTACAAGTATCATTATCAAAGTTTTGTTTACACCACTCAATGTCATCAGAGAATATCTTGAATTCTTTTCCGGGAAATAATTTCATAGCCTTATTATAATAATCCATTGTAAGATTAGGATGAATATGACCAAGAGACAAATAATCAGTTCTTCTAACATGAATTGCTATTTGATCTAGACCGTGATCATTTGTTTCGATTATTGGTTCAAAAAAATATTCTATTAAATCTTTACAATGTTCAAAGTATTTATAGCTTTGAAAATAACCTTGTAAATCATGATCTACAAAATCTTTTAGGGTGGTATCAACATATCCAGAAGATAACTCTGGTACTCTTCTAGTTGGTTTCTTTTGATTATATAAGGGTAAAGAATGTTCAAAGTATTTTTGATATTCCCACTCCGAGAATCCAAAGTCTTGATTATTTTTAATAGCTATACCTATAGTGCTAGCTATTTGCCAAAGTTGATTTCCGAATCTGCCAAATTTTCCTAACTGACTAAACGTAATCATAAGTTATCCTTTCTTGGGTAATAGCTATCAGGCCATTCGATAGTTTCCCTTCCTACATTTTCGTTTAAAATACAAGGCCCAACAAAGCATAGGGTGTCAAAACATGCGTTTACAGCAAGCTGTTCATCATCAAAAACTCCGATGAATTCCCAATAATCCATATCTAATACTCTACCTACTACCCATAGTTTCATGTTTACCTCACGCTTTCTGGTAATAATTCTTTTCTATTACTACCGCCCATTTCTAAAATTTCCTTAGCTGTATAAGCTTTAGTGAAATTACATTGTTTATCATCGTCTAGAATTCTAGTACAATGAACTACTATTTTAGATTTTACATCTTCTGGTTTCATCCACCAAACAGTTGCTAAAAGAGTTCCGCAATTTTCACAAATAATGTACTGCATCTTCTGTTGATAAAACTGTTGTGCTTTCTTTTTTAGATCCTCGATAGTATTTAGTACAGAAGCTTCTTTATCGTTCTTTCTACTTTTCCTAGTAATACCTAGATCATCTTGCATTTCAGAAATATCATTACGAAGAGCTTTACAAACATTGTTCAATTCTCTAACAATAACAATGTTATTATTGTTAAACCCTTCTTTAGAAACTAGCATTAGCTGTGCTTCATAATCTTCTAGTTGCAACATAGCATTGATTAGATTTTTTAGAATAACTCTATCATTTGGTAACATCTCCGATAGATCATATTCTTCTTCAAATTGTTTCATCAAACGATCATACTTTTCTCTAATAACACTATCTCTACTCGCTCCAAAAACTAATTGAGAGTATGCTTCACTAAATTCTTCTTCTGGCATTTCTCTATATTGTTTTAGAGAACGTAATTTATTTCTGCTTGGTGCATGTCTTTTGTTTTCTGGTTCCATAAATTATATCCTTTCATTATTTAATTATAACATAAAATCTAATAAAGACAAGTTAATAACAATTATTCTATGTCAGAAATAGATTTTATCTTATATTTAGCGTATAATTTTATAATTTCATAAATATCTGGCGTAATTAAACTATCATTCTTTGTCATAATAAACTGCTGTAACTTTACTAATTGTTCTCTAGTAAAAGGTACTAGCATATAATCATGAGCTTCACTCATATGAGAGTATACGTGTGTATTATTTCCGTGAGTAAAATCACAGAACAGACAACGAAATTTACCATTCTTCTGTAATAATGCCATCTTCAATCTCCATAAAATTTAATATATGTGCAATAACATCAACTGTCCAACCATTTCCTAACATCTTATAACGCTGTGTATCACTTACTCCTTCAGTATAATTATCTGGAACTGTTTGTAATCTTTCACATTCTATCGGATGAAATTTTCTTATACAATCCCAATCCTTTAGAACATTGTATGGCACACCTTTAAAGAAGTTAGCTACAACAGCACTAGATTTATCTTTATCTATTGATGAATGATGTGAAAAATCCCAATGAGTTCTACCATCTTTTACTTCTCTATTCATGTAAGAAATTTCTTTGCTTGAAAGAGTATGTTTTACAAAAGAGGGTATATGACCACCACCTGCTGATGTTCTTATGGTTGGTGATTTATTTTCAAAAACTCTTACAAAATCTTCTTTGAACCCTCCGTAAATATTATGAATTACTACAGGGTAATCATTAAACATTACAATATCTTTTAGTAGTACTTTTCTATCTTCTGGTTGAGTAATATTAGGAATGTTTGTCCAATACAAACGTTCTCTATTTTGTGCTGAAACTAATGCTGAATTAATTAGAGTAGGCTCAACTCCTAAGTATTCTGTAATAATATCTTGCCATTCTTTTTTCATTTTTACATTTTCTAAAAGAAAGTATTTTGGCTTTAGTTCTTTTAGAATTTCTACAAAAGTAAAGAACAACTTACTTCTTGGATCTTCAAAGTTTAACTTCTTTCCAGCAAAAGAAAATCCTTGACAAGGCGATCCTCCCATAAGTAAATCTATCTTAGGAAGCTTCCAAGATTTCCAATTATTAATATCTCCTAATTGTATCGTATTAGGGTAATTCTTTTGTGCTACTTTAATAGAGTATTTATCTATTTCTGATGAAAAATAATTGTTGTACTTTATCTCGGCTTTATCTAATGCAAGTTGTCCACAAGACATACCATCAAATAATGATAAAACATTAAGCATTGTTTAAAAATTCCTCAATTTCCTTTTTAGATTTCATTCCAATTAACTTATTTCCATTTTCAAAAGCTAAAACTGGTACGCTAGTAATAGAGTACTCTTGTAATAAATCGAAGTTATCTATATTCTTTACATCTACTTCTATGTAATCTATTCCTGCTGGAAATCTAGTATCTAACAACATCTTAGATAACATCTTACATGGTACGCAATCATCTTTATAGAACTTATACAATTTCATCTAAATTTACCTCGTAGTCAATAACATATGCTTTTAGTATTTCAAATCTTCCCCATTTACTATTATCATAATAAGTTTTTCTAGTGTCTATCTTAAGTTCACTAATGAATTCATCAATAGATTGATCTGTATTATAAACTTCACTTTCTTCCCAACTTGTGTTACAACACGAGCACTTGTATCCGTTGTCACAATTAAATATTACTAAAATCTGTGTCCAATTCATTTATCCTCCTTGTAGTTTTTACACCACCAATACAATAAGTTATAAGGTTTGTAGCTTTCTAGAATTTTTGCTCTGCGTGTATTTTCCTCTGAAAAGAAATCATTTTCAATGAAGTGCACTATAACTGCTCTTACTCTATCATACCCAAAGTAGTCTACCATATTACGCATTATTTTATCTTTTCTTGGTGTTTTAGTTAAAGATTCAAAGCAATCACACATCTGTTCAAAATCCTCGTCTATAACTTTTCTACTCCTCATTTCAATCTCCTTTAGTGTTATGTATACATTATACACCATATTTCACATTTGTCAAGTACCTATATGTAGGTCTTTGACCTGTGTAGGGTCTGCTGTTGTGTACTAGAGTGCTACTTGACTTTTTAAAAGTTTTGTATATAATGTTGTTTATGAATACGTACACGAACATACCCCTTGACAAATTTAAAAAAGCGTGTATAATATTAGGATAATTGGTCTTGATGAGGAACATATAAAAAATAATCAGTAAAAGGTTGTTGATAAATAAACATGTAAAGATCTTTGAAGAAGAGCAAAACTCATAAAAATTGGTACTTGACAATCGTAACTAAGTGAGTATAATAATGTCTAACAAACCAAACAGGAGTAACAAAATGCAAATTGAAGTAGTTGAACAGAATGACATTGAGTTGGTGAACAAAGCAAGGGCAACGAGAGTAAACGAGTTGCAGGGCGAGATTGTACGAAGTGCACAGAACATGGTGCAGTACGCAATCGAAATTGGTAACATTCTTGTTGAAGTAAAGAAGAGTTTGGGACACGGAGAGTTTCTTCCTTGGGTAGCAAACAATTGTGATTTTAGAATTCGTATGGCTCAAAATTATATGAGGCTATCAGAAAATGCGCAACGCGTTGCGCATTTGGAAGGTGTAACTTCTTTACGAGAAGTATTGAAATATCTTGAAGAGCCTAAGCCAGAAAAGAACCCAGTACCCACCCGTCAGTTAGCTAATGGCTACGAAGAGATTGAAGTTCTTGAAGGTGAGTATGAAGAGATTGAGCGTAGTAATTACGAAACTACTTTAATCAATCGCAACCCTAAAAAACTAGATGATGAATTTGAAACATTTACACGTTCTGTTAGTGCAGATGGTTCTGAAGACTCTTGGCAAGTATCTACAAATAAAGAATCAGATACAGCTAAGCAATTATCAGAAGCATTTACAGTAATAGAAACGTGTTTTAAGTATCTAACAAGTATTCAAAATCCAGAAAATAAAAATCTAGCTAGACGAAAAGAAGCCGCATATTTTATTAATGCGATTTCTAAAGGACTAAATCATCTAAGCAGTATTGTAAATAATTGGATTGAGCGTAATCCGAGATACATGGAAGGTGATTATATGATCTATTCAGATAAGATGGATGATCCAATCCAGATTGAAAAAGAACGCTCAAAACCTAAATTCGAAACTGTTATGTAATTAGGGATTATATCATAAATGATAGAAAAAGTAAAATTATTGTTATCTGACGAAGATAAATTACACAAGATCGAAGCAATTTTTGGTATCAGACATATGGTATCAAAATTGAAATCTATTTATGCTACATTACTTTATGATTTACCGCTGATGGATTATGATTTGAAGTTTATAAATACTCTAGATGAATTATCTAACAGCGATAAGATTAAAAATATAAGTGTTCATAAAGTAACCAAATATGAGATTGGCCTGATTGATGGAGAAGAAACAATTCTCCTTTACACAACTTACGAAGTGTGGTAGAATATGTTAGTCTGTTATAGCGATGGAGGTTGTAATAACAAAACAAGAAGTGATGCTTACGGAAGCTTTGCTATTTACAAGAACGGTAAACAGGAGAAACTAGAGACATATGACTTTGAAGGTTGCCAAACTAGTAACGAAGCGGAATACGAAACCTTGATAACTCTCCTAGAGTACTTGAACAGCATCTATTTCAAAGATGGTAGGGGAGAAGAGCCTGTACAAATCTATGCAGATTCTAAATTAGTAGTAAATCAAGTGAATGGTGGATGGGCATGTGAGGCAAGCAACCTTATAGAACGAAGACACAGAGCAGTAAAACTATTAAACGCCGTAAGTAACGTAAAACTAACTTGGGTTCCAAGAGCTAAGATTGTAGCAATTCTAGGTCATTAGGAGAAAATATGGATCGTAAAGAAGCAACAAATATTCTTATTCAGCAATTAGCATTATCAAAAGAAAACTATACGGGTTTCATTGATAGCATGATTGGTATATTTATTGGGATGGTAGATCAGGTAGAAGCTTACGAAGAAGCTATGAACGATTATTGTGATGGGGTTGAAAATGGCGAAGGTAGATACAAATACACTTACGCCAAGTTTTGTGATTTATTAGAACGAGAAAATAAACAGGAGAATGATATATGGAACTAGAAGATCTTGGTTTTGCAAGCGAAGAGCAGTATAAAGAAAGCCTTCCACATCTTATTAATTATCTAGCTTTGTACGAGAAGAGAGGTGGAGGTAAACTATTCTTTGATGTTGAGGATCTAGAAAACGTTTGTGGAACAAAAAATATCAGAAGCTCAATGAGATTTGTAAGAGACGTTTCTGAAAATAAAGTTTATCTTGTATATATCGCTGAAGAGTTCGAACCAGAAAAGGGAGAGTAATGTACAATTATGTCACAGAATTCAATCAATTAGGAAACTTCGTATCTGCAATACAAAAAGCAGACGAAGTATTTTTTGATGTAGAAGCTACCGGATTGGATTTCTTTGTTGATAAAATTATTTTGATGCAAGCAAAAGTAGGGGATACTACTTTTGTTTTTGATACTAGAAAGCTAGGAGATAAGTACTCTAAATATATTGTTAGTGTAATCAAAGACTCCGATAAACTAGTCGTTGGGTTCAATCTCAAATTTGATATGCGTATGGTGTACTCAAATTATGGTGAGTTATTCACCAATGTATTTGATACCATGCTTGCCCAAATCCTTATTACGAATGGATTAGTAACTGGAAAAGATAGATACTTCTCTCTAGCTACTCTGGTAGAAAAGTATTGTAATGTTACTTTGGATAAATCAATTCGAGAAGACTTCTTCAAGCAAGAGGATTTAGTTATTACAGAACAACATCTAATTTATGCGTCACAAGATGTAGAATATCTAAAAGCTATTAAAGATAAACAACTTGAAAAGCTGAAAGAGCAGAAGCAAGTAAAAACTTGTGCATTAGAAATGATGTTACTTCCAGTTGTAGCAGACATGGAACATACTGGTGTTCTTTTAGACAAAGAAGCTTGGTCAAGTCTTGGTGGAGAATCTGGTATAAAAGTAAAACAACTCGGAGAAGAGCTAGTTAATGAGTTTCTAGTAAAGATTATTGAGAGAACAAAAGACTTCAATAACGCACTAGAAGTTGTAGACTTTCTAAAACTAGGCGTAAAGAAAAAAGGAGAACGTAAAGCTTTAGAAGAAATCACAGATGCAGAGTACATAAAGACATTTATCAAAGAGCATTTGAATCTAAACTCTCCCGACCAAATGCTAATCATTCTAAAAGATGTTTATGGAATTCCCATAGAATCTACTAACGAAAAGATTATTAACAAGTACATAACTAAATATGAAATCATTAAAAAGATTATTGATTATCGAGAGAATCAAAAGAAGCTATCTTCCTTTGGTGACAATTTTATCTCAGCTATTCATCCGGCTACTGGGAGAATCCATACGGAGTTCAATCAACTTGGAGCTCAATCCGGGAGATTCAGTTCGTCTGGAACAAATCTCTGTAACATACCAAGAGAGTCTGTCTATAGAAGTGCGTTTATTGCTAGAGAGGGGCACAAGCTAATTGCAGTAGATTTTAGTCAAGAAGAGCTTCGATTACTTGCTGTACTCGCTAATGTAAAGGGAATGATCGAAGCGTTCAACAAAAGTATTGATTTACACTTAGCTACTGCTAGCAACTTGTATAAGATACCTTTAGATCAAGTAACTAAAGATCAAAGGTCAAAAGGTAAAACTCTAAACTTTGCAGTTGGTTATGGATCTACCGAATATGGTTTGTATAAGAACTTTGGTATTCCAATGGAGGAAGGTAAGGTTCTTTTGAAAGCGTTCTTTGAAGACGCATATCCAGAGATTAAAGCCAGTATGAAACTGGCAGAAAGTATGATTTTCAAATATGGCTTCTCCGCTACAATGGGTGGTAGAAAGCGTTTCTTTGAAATGAAAACTTTCTTTCCCGGTGGAAAGTATGAAGAAGAAAAATATAGAGCATCAGTATTGCGTGAAGGTTTCAATCATATGATTCAAGGTTCTGGTGGAGACATTATCAAAGAATCTCTTTGTCGGATTTATTATGAAAATCCATTCGGAGAAGATCTAAAAATTCTTATTCAGGTATATGATGAAATTGTTTGTGAAGTTTCTGATGAAGTAGCTGAACAAGCGAAAGCGTTTATTGAAAAGATTATGATTGAAACAGAAGAGAAATATTTGAAAGGAGTAGTTCCTGCTGTTGTAGATGGTAAGATGGGAAAGGTTTGGGAACACTAAAATGGAAAAGTATATTACAGTAATTAATAAAAGGGCTAAGCACTCTGTTCCATTCCGTATAGAAAAGAATGGAGAAATTATCATACTATCAGATGACCCTAGAGATACGGAACTGAATTGTATTGTTTCCCTTGGAAACATATTTTATGAACATAGCAAAGACTTTAGAAAAGGAGTCTAATGGCAAAAGTAAAAACATTTTTAGATAGAATGCAGGATATGTATGGAGATGATTATGATAAAATCTTCGTATCCGAAGAAGAAAAGATAGATTCTATTTCTACTGGATCACTAAGTTTAGACGCTAGTATTGGAGTTGGTGGAGTTCCTAGAGGTAGATTTACCCTGATTGATGGTGCAGAATCTTCTGGTAAAACATCAATAGCTATGTCTATCTGTAAGCAAGCACTTCTGAAAGGTTTGAATGTTACTTATATTGATGTAGAAAACCAAGCTCCTTTAGATTACATGGAGGATTTAGCTGGCGAGAAGGTAACAAAAGAAGGAAGATTAAAATTAGCCAAACCTAGAAATTCTGATGAAGCTTTCAATATCATTGAAGCGGGGATTTTATCTGGCGAGGGATTAATAATTTTAGATTCTATCGCCGCACTATCTCCTACAGAAGAGCAAGATAAAAAGTTTGAAGATGCGAACATGGCAATCATTCCTAGAGATTTAGCTAAATTCTTCAGACGTAATGCTTATCGAGTTAGGGAAAATAAAACCGCAGTAGTGTTTATTAATCAGGTTAGAGATAATATTGGTAGCTACGTAAAATCATTTTCTAATCCGGGAGGACATGCTTTAAAGCATTATGCTAGCGTGATTATTTCTTTATCAAAGGCTCAAGAGATTAAAGCTGGTGAATCTGTTATAGGTATTATGACTAAGTTTACTATCAAGAAAAATAAAGTAGCTCCACCATTTAGATCATTTATGATCCCCATTATTTTTGGTGTTGGTGTTGATACACTTAGAGATACAGTTAGCTATGCAGAATTCTTGGGTGTCATTAGAAGGGGTGGGCCATATTATAAACTGGACGATCAAGTGTTAGGTAAGGGCATGGTTGAAACTATGGAAACATTAGAAAACGATAAATTGCTACTTGACAAATTGAAAGAACGGGTTTATAATATACACGTAAAGTACGACAAAGAGATTATAGAGGAAGGAGATGTAGATGAATAGAAATTTAGGTATTGAGCGTGTTTATAGCTTAGGGGATTACAAGAGTATCCGTTTTCTGGATTTCATAAATGAAGTTCCCGAAGAAATAGCTATGAATATGGACGCAGTTGGTCTTATTCGTTATTTACAACTGGTAGGTGTTGACCTTGCTTATACAAAGTATAATATGCTACTAAAACAGCACACTCCAATGTTAGAGCATGAACGAGAGTCTTTTCTTACTACAGAATATGCTAACACAATGGATGAATTAAAACAGCTTATCAATTCAATCAAAGGAGAATAATATGTCATTCGCTGAATTTACCACTAAACAATTTAATACTAATTTCAAGAAAACTGAGTTTGTAAACTTCTCTCAGGGTGAGCACTTTATCCGGATCATTAGCGAAACACCAGTAATGTTCAATACCCATTTCACTCATATGATTACTTTCAAGTGCTTGGGTGATGATTGTCCTGTTTGTCAGAACAATCTAAAACTTCGCATGGAAAATCCAAAAGCACAGACTAATCAGATTGTTGGTTTTATTCCACGCAGACAGCTAGCCTATGTCAATGTTCTTGATCGAACAACTGTAAAGGTATGTCCAAACTGCGGTAATGAAGTTAAGAAATACAACGGTGTGTTTCCACCTTCTTGTGCCAAGTGTAACGCAGTTATTACAACTGTTCAGTCAGCACCACTAAATAAAGTAAAGGTTATGTCCAAAGGAAAAGAATTCTTCGATCAGGTAAACTTCTACGCTAATACAATCGTAGATGAAAATACTGAAACTCCTTTAGGGATTAATAACTTCGATCTTTCTGTTCTGATTACCGCACCAAAAGCCAAACCAGTTGTAGGTGCTAGACCAGATCGCAACGATCCTATTACCGTAAATGAGGATGATCTTTACGATCTAAACCGAGCGATCATTACTCTAAATGCTGAAGAAATTCGTGACGTTCTTCGGGGTACTTCTATTCGTGACATCTTTGCATCACGCAAGGAAATGAAGACCCAAGACGCTTCACCAGAAGTTCTAAATCAAATGACAAATATGTTTGAAGCATAGTAAGTTATGAACGGCGGTGTGGTGGGGACACTCACAAAGGCGCGTCAGGGCTATATCGTACCGGGAAGACCTCCGGAAAACTAGGTTCGAATCCTAGACGTTCAATTAGGAGAATATATGGAAGAGATTGTAAAGCATTATTATGGTCGTTTACAAGATGAAACTAATCCAGCATATTTATTAGGTAAGTTTTATTGTGAAGCTTTTGAAATACAATTTACAATGAACTATGTAAAAATGTTGGCAAAGCTTATTAGAATGTATGGGAGACTTAGAGTATTCAATGCAATATTAGATTTAGCCGGTAATAGAGATTTAGACCATACAAATACGTATGGTCTTTTGAATTATATGTGTAAAAAGAGTTTGGAAAAGGAAGTAACTCCTATAACAAACTTATCCAATCTAATAAAAGAACATGAAGAAAAGATAGAAAAAACTAAGAACACCAAGCTAAGGATAAGGAGTCCCTTTGATGAATAGTATTTCTAATCAAGATGCTGAGATCGCTGTACTAAATGTAATTCTAAATAATCCAGATATGGTTTACAATGTTCCAGATATTAAACCTTTTATGTTTAGTACCTCTTCACATCAGCAAATCTATTCTGTTATTGCAGATATAATTAGCTCTAATTCGATTCCAGAGTATAACTTAGTTTTAGCCACTCTTTCTAATAAGAGCAAACTAAACGAAGTTGGTGGAGTAGAATATCTAAATTATATTAGATCACTCGCCATATCAAAAGATAATATCAAAGAGTACGCTAGACAGCTAAGAGAGAGTTACAAAACTAAATCAATTCTCCAATTAGCTAGTGGAATTAGTACTCAACTAAATTCCGGACAAGATGTAAATAGTTTAATCTCCGACCTGAAAAATAATATTGATAGATTAGAAGATACTTCTGGTGGAGAACAGATTGTAGATATGCTTACAGCTACCACAGATATGTGGAACAGCTTAGTTTATAGGATTGAAAATCCCGGATTACGGGGAATAACTACTGGATTTAGTTCTTTAGATTCTATTACTGGTGGATATAACGAAGGGGATTTGTTTATTGTAGCTGGTAGACCCTCAATGGGTAAAACTGCACAGATGTGTAATTCTGCTTTAGGTGTAGCTGAATATATAAAATCTCATGAAACAGGACAATCTGTACAGATATTCTCGTTGGAAATGAACAGAACATCTTTAGTGGAACGTATGGTAGCTATGAAATCCGGAGTTCCTCTAGCAGATATTAGGTTGGGATCTTTATCACAAGTGCAGTTAAATAAAGTAACAGAAACAATCAAGTATCTCAAAGGTTTACCAATTTATATTGATACTAACTTTGATACAAATGATGTTTATTACGGTGCTACTGTTAGAAAGTATCACAAGCTAAGGAATGTAAGAGTAACATTCTTTGATTACGTACAGTTAGCATCAGAAAGAAACGCAGATCAGACCGCAGAAATTGGTAGGTTTACTCGTATGGCTAAGCTACTAGCTAATGATTTGGGCATTACAAGCGTAGTTTACTCACAGCTAAATCGTTCAGTAGAGTTGAGAGAAGATAAACGACCAGTACTATCAGATTTAAGACAATCAGGTAATATTGAAGAAGATGCAGATACAGTAATCTTTTTATATAGAGATGATTATTATAATCCGAACACTACAAGTAAAGGCGAGTTAGAATTCATTTTACGTAAGCAACGAAATGGACCAACCGGAAGTATCTTCAATTTGTTTAATTCTGAGACATTATCAATTTCACCGAAATAGGAGACACATGGTAAATAAAGCGAAGCAGGTTGGCTCAAATTGGGAGCACGACCTAGTAGAAATATTAAATAAAAAGATAGAAGAATCTAGTTGGAAAAGGATTGCCGGAAGTGGCGCTATAGGAACTTCTTTGAATGAGCCTTTACTTACAGGAGATGTAAAAGGAGAGATAGAAGGCTTTTATAAAAAGTTTAAAGGCGAGTGCAAGGCGGGATACAATAGTTCTTCAAATAAAGAAGTAAAACAATTTACCCTTAAAAAAGAGTGGCTAGATAAAATCAAAGCTGAAGCAGAAGTTATAAATCATATTCCAATTTTATTTGGAAAGTTTACAGGAGCAAGAAGTGGAGTAAAGCATTTTGCAGTTCTTGATCTAAACTATTTTATAGAACTCATTAATGAGTATATTGAATTGAAGGCAGATTATGATAAATTATTTATCGCAATACAAGAGTCAAAACGAAACGGGTAATTGGGAGATAGTAAAACAGTACTATAAGCACGTATTAAATATTGATCCAATAGTTTTAGATTATATTGCGACCTATGATATTCTACATCTATGTTGCCAAGGTAGATCAATAGATTATATTGCAAACGCTTTAGAACTGGATACAGATTACATAGTAAGTACATTGATGGAGTTCTTTCAATTCTCTGGACTAGTAGTAGACTTAGATGTAAACTTTAGAGATATTTATAAACGTAGCCGATACAATAAATACGCTTGTGTATCAATGGCAAAAACGTTAGATAAAGTTAGTGATGAAAAGGTGTATAACCTTATGTATAACCTAAACCAAGCACTAGATAAAATAGAAGAAAGGATAGAAGAATATTATGAGCGAAGTTAGCATTGTGATTCCGGATTTTGAAGATATGGTAAAGGTAGCTAATGCTATCAGGGATCAGATGATTGTACGCAACGAACTTGATTCTCAAATTAAACAACGAGAAAGTGAAATCTATCAGATAACATCTACAGATCAGAAATACTTTACTAAAGGTAATCCACCATCAGCTACTTTTGTGAAATCAGCTTATGAATACACAGGTTTGGAAGGTGAGCTAGTTCCTTTGAGGAAAGCCTTTGAAAACGCAAAAGCTGAGATTGCTTTTCAACAAAATCTATTTGATATTATGAAAATGCAGGTAGATCTTTATAGAACAAATTCTGCTAACCAAAGGTCAACAAGTTTGTAATGATTAGACTATCAGCTACATCAATTAATAATTTTATAAAATGTAGTAAGATGTTTTATTACTACAAAAACTTTCCAGAAGAAAGTATTGTCACTCCCGAAGGTGCAGTAGGTACAGCAGTTCATAAAATAATAGAACTGCATTACGATGGAAGTGATTACAAAGAAACAAGAGCAGGTTTGATTAGAGATCATGACTTTGACCATCTTCTAGTTGAAAGATTAGATAACAGTCTAAGTAATTTTATACATTGGTTTCCTTCAGCTTTTGAGCAAGAAAGAGGTAGGCCACCAGTATTCAAAGAGCATGACTATAAAGAGTACTGGTTCAATGAGAAGTTGAGTGACGATGTTTCTTTAGCTGGAAAGATAGATTATATTTTCAAGGATGATGGTATTGTTATTGATTGGAAAACAGGACAAACAAAAAAGAATATCAGTAACGATATACAATACATTATTTATTACACAATGTATAAAAAAGTGTTCGGACATTATCCAAATGCAGTTTATCAAGTAAACTTAGCAAAAGGAGAACTAAATACTTATTATCCAAATCAAACATACATAGATACCTTATATAACAGTATTATTCCTAAACTAGTAGCACATATCAAAGCAGATACCTATTACAGAGAAGGTTACTTTAATGGTTCATGTTATAGATGTAATTTCATAGGAATCTGTAATAGGGATCTATAAAGGAGAATTTATATGTGGTACGTAGGTGATCTACTAATACATAGTTATGAAATTAAGGAACAGGGAAATATAGATTCAAATGAGTATATTGATTTGCTTACTTTAGAGCAAGCGATCAAAAGGTTATACAATGCAAACTCACTTACATCTGTAGATCTAATTGTCCTTAATAAATATTTATCGTTAGAGGATTTATTAGGAGTTTCGGTTCCAAACAATAAATATAAAACAGATCAGTTTTTTGATTACGCTTTTATAAACTTATGCTCTAAGTTAGGTGCAAGTCTAGGTGGGATATTTACTGATGCTGGATATTTAAATTATATGAAACAAAAGCATAACTTATCTCCCGAACAGGTTAGAAAATTAGAGAGATACATGCTATCCAAGTTTAGGCATAAGCTTATGAAAAAACCATATTATGAGGAAAATAAATGCTAAAAAAATTAATTGAAAATCTAACTTGTAGTCATCGTCATTCTATAGAAACTCATCCAGCTTGTTTTGCGTCTGGTAATGTAAATGAGGATAAAGCAAGAAAGATTGAAGAAGAATATGGCAAGCCTTGGTATCAATTTGAAGATTTGCGTATCGGATATTTAGACATAGAAAGTGATGGTCTAAAATCAGATTTTGCTACAATGTTATCTTGGTGCATTAAAGAAAAAGATGGACCAGTATACTTTGATACAATTACTAAAAAGGAGTTGTTTGAAAATTCATCCTCCCCTGATAAAAGACTTGTTCAATCTTGCATTGACGAAATGAAAAAGTATGCTATAATCGTTACATACTATGGAACTATATTTGATCTAACGTTTCTAAGGGCTAAAGCGTTACACTATGATTTATGGTTTCCTGGATATACTAGTGAGCAGGTAGAAAGATCTAATGGAGAAGTTTATACTAAGTCTTTTCCAGACTTGTATCACTTCGATCTTTACTATCTTTGTAAATCCAAACTGGCTAGTTTGTCTAGTAAGAGATTAGAGAATGTTTGCTATTACTTGAATATTCCGGGTAAAACTCCACTAGATAAATCAACTTGGAATCGAGCTAAATATGGAGATTCAGAGGCTTTATCTGAAGTTTTAGCACATAACGTAGGTGATGTAGAGATTTTAGAAAAGCTTCATAATAAGCTATCACCATTTGCTAGATTTACAAGAAAATCTGTATAAGGAATATAGATATGGAAGAAAGGACAAGGCTAACAGTTACAAAACTCCCCAACAGAGATACCCTAATCATAAAACAATTAGGTTCTCCTGAGTTCTTTGTATCATCGCACAATGTTATAGTCATTGAAATTCCTACTTTATCTTTCTTGATTAAATTTTTGATTATGAATAATTTTATTTCTAAAAAAGTTATAGAAGGGATTTTATCGGAGATAACAGAATGATGAACAAGAGTATATGTGTATTATTGTCTGGACACGCAGGAGTAGGAAAGACAACCTCCGCTAGGTATTTGTATAACAAGGCTTATGACTTAGAGCGATCTGTAGTAATAGGTTCATTTGCTAGCTCATTAAAGAGGGTAGCTAGGGAGTGCTTCAATTGGGATGGGAATAAAGATCTAAAAGGTAGAGCACTTCTTCAAGGTATAGGTCAAACTGCTAGAAATTATTATCCTTATATTTGGGTTAGTAATCTAATTGATAAAGATCTTCCTAGCAGAACACTATATCCATTTGACTTTGTTTTTGTAGATGATTGTAGGTTTAATAACGAGGTTGAATATATAAAAGATAATCCTCTTTATCAAGTTTATACAGTTAGAATAGAAGCCCCAAATAGGGAAATTCTAAAAGGAACAAAGGAATATGAAGAGGTTAGTGAAACAGAGTTAGATTACTACAAGTTTGACTATGTGATTAATAACACAGATGTTTATGCTAGTCTGTACAAACAGCTAGATGTGCTTTTTGAAGAGACTTATAAAAAGAATTTATTTGGAGGATAGGATGGATAATTCAATTACGTTGACTTCTGGTGCTTTATCTGCGGCAGTTTTGCAAGTTGTGAAAATGGTTTGGAGAAAGTGGGTAATAAAAAACCCAAATTATGATTTTCCTTTTGCTTTTTACGCAATTATGCTACCAGTATTAAATGCTTTAGCTCCTTTTGCTTTAGTAGCAATTGGCTTTCCTAGTGCAGATCCAGTATTAGGGATGAACTGGCAGGGAGTATTACTTTATGTAGTGCGTGTTGGAATAGGTGCTGTAGTTTCTATGATGGCATATGACACCACTAATAATATGAACGAGTATAGAAAAACTCGCGGATAGTTTATGAATAAGTGTGAGCATTGTAATGGTTGTCTAAAGTACATTTGGTTATATAGCAGAGCATATAGATATTGTAGTTTATGCAAAGTGGTTTATAAAATATCTCCTACTGGATTAGAAAGAGAAACAGATAAATCTATAACAGACGAGATATTTAGAATGGTAGGTAGTGTTATATGAAGCAAACAACCATAGCTTGCAATTGCGGTTCAAAGCTTTGTCATACTAATCTTATTGTAAAAGAGGATGAAGAAGCTCCGAAGAATATAATGTTAGTTATAAAAAATTCGGAGCTTAGCAAAGAGTTCTTTGTATCTCTAGATAAAGATAGCTTTAATGAACTAATTAAAGCAGGACTAACTAAATTCGGAAGGAAGTAAAATGGGTTTTGCTAAATATCTAATAAAAAATGTATTAAAGCTTGCACTAGGTATCTTTTTAGTAGTGCTAGGTTTTGATATACTTCATATCTTATTCTTTATTGTAACTGGTATGAATGTACCAAGTATTTTTCCATAGAGGGTGAATGAACTCAAGGTCTGTAGGTTTAAATCAATTATTTGAACTTATTTACAGCTATACCAGTCTCGTTGAAGAAGTGCAAACTTACCAGGATTTGAATGGAAATATGACTGTTAATATAATAATAGCAGATCATACTGGTAGATCAGGTATTAAATTTCAAATTGATAATGATATACTATACAACGATGAAAAGTATAAAAAGCTTTACAATAGTTTAAAAAACGCACTGGATAATACAAAGGTAGTTCCCTATTATGATGAATATAGATTCTGACCCGCATTTGCGGTGGTTTAAATTAGCAAAAAATACAAGTAAATATTCGGAACACAGAATAAAAGTAGGAGCAGTTCTTCTTAGAAAAGATAAGCCCATTTCAGTTGGGTTTAATAAGACTAAAGCTCCTAACAAAAAATTCATAACAAGATTTGATACTACTCATGCAGAAGTTTGTGCGTTAGCTACTTCTGGTAAAGACTACTTAGATAAGACTACAATGTACATTTATAGAGAAGATAAAAAAGGTAATATAAAGATGTCCAGACCTTGTGAATATTGTTTAGCTGAACTAAAAAAGTTCGGTGTAAAAAAAATTTATTACACTACAAATGAAGCTCCTTACTGGAATATGGAGAAAATTTAATGCCTAGTATTTATAAAGCGTTGCGTAGAGATAGAAAGATCAACCGCAGGAGAACTGGGCATCAGGTGGATGGGCGTTCAGTATTCCTTCTTGAAGAAGAGAAGAAGAAGCGTGCTGAAGCTATCAAGCGTAGAAGGGAAGAGAAGGAAGCGAGTTTAGAAATATGACAGAGCTAGAAGATGTTTTAAACGAGTTTGTGGCACATGGTTATGATTTTAATATTGCATTTCTAAATGGAGAGTACGTGTTTTACTATTGTCACAAGTCGTGGCCTACTGACTTGTATAACTCAGTACCATTACCAACGTTCAAGCGGGATAATTTACACGCTTTACTAAGGCTTATCTGTCAGTTTACATTCGAAGACCCAACTTAGTCAAAATTGGTACTTGACAAACTCAAAATAATGAGTATAATATATGTAAGAAAGTGAGAGAGACAAGCTCTCACATGCACCAGTAGCTCAACAGGACAGAGCAGTAGCCTTCTAAGCTAACGGTTGTAGGTTCAAGTCCTATCCGGTGCGCCTTATTCTAAACTATAAAGGAGTTGGTATGGATGAAAAAGAGTGTGTTCATTTGTGGGTTTACTCTCATGTAGAGCCTGTTCAGAATTATGAGGGTAAAGTAATAGGATGGTTACGAGTAGAAAAGTGTGCAAATTGCGGAGAAACTAGATCACAGGAGATGCAGAATGTTTAAGGTAAATGATTACGAAGTAAGTTTCAAGTATAGTGAAGATGGTAAACATCGTAGGGTTGTAGATTGCTACATTCATACAGATAATGGTGGGTGGCTAGGTCAGTCAGTTTGTTCAAAGGTGGATCAGTTTGTAAAAGCTGAAGGTAGAAAACTTGCTTTCACTAGGGCTATTCAGCCTTTTGATAGAGAGACAAGGACTCTATTCTGGAATAAATATTTTGAACTTTGTAAACGGGGGTAAATAACAATTGAATAAGCTCCTATCGTATAACGGACTAGTATTTAGGACTCTCAATCCTAAGATGTGGATTCGAATTCCACTAGGAGCACCTAACCCCGATTGTTGTAACGGAAGCAAATCGCTCTTATAAGGCGCTAGAGATTGTTCAATTCAATCATCGGGGACTAAGGAGAATAATATGGATATTCTAAAAGGTTTATTAAAAGTAATAGTAATCGTTATTATAGCAGTATTACTAATTGCTGGAATTATCTTACTAACTTATTATGAATTACATTAAAATACTGCGGGGAGTTTCGGAAACCCCTAGGCTCATAACCTATTAACGTGGATTCGACTTCCACCCCCGCAACTGTGGCAATAGTTCAATGGTAGAACGTCTTATTGTGGATAAGAATGTTATGAGTTCAAATCTCATTTGTCACCTTGTTTTCCGATGGTCTAATTGGCAGGACGAGTGGCTGTTAACCACTAGGTCTAGGTTCGATTCCTGGTCGGGGAGCCTTGGTCTTATAGCTCAATGGCTAGAGCAATTCACTGTCGATGAATAGGTTAGGGGTTCGAGTCCCCTTAAGATCGCCTCCGTCTGTACAATGAGGGCTATCGACACTAAGACGTAACGTAAGGTTCAGCAGATTGCATTTGACCTGTCCTGTATTGGATGAACATTACGTAATAGAGCGGCCTGATTACAGACGGTTACGGGGAATAGTGCAGTTTGGTAACACCCTCGCTTTGGGAGCGAGTGATCACAGGTTCAAATCCTGCTTCCCCGGCTAAGTGGTTGTAGCTCAGAGGTAGAGCGTCTCACTGAAAATGAGAAGGTCAATGTTTCAAAATCATTCAATCACACTAAGATCCTATAGCTCAACGGTCAGAGCATCGGCGTTACATACCGGAGGTTGGTAGTTCGAATCTACTTAGGATCACTTGGAGAAATCTTTCAACAGATAGGAAACTCGTCTGATACGCGAGTAATGAAAGTGCAATTCTTTCTTTCTCCACTGGCGTACTATCAAGGACGGTTGTTGACGGAAAACGTAATTAAAAGAAACCGAAGCAACGTAAACACTCCGCTGTGCCGGGTATGCAATAAGGGCGCATGGTGCTAGCGGGAACACATCTGTTTTGCAATCAGAAGTTTAGGGTTCGACTCCCTATGTGTCCATAAATAGTGAGGTAGTTCAATGGTAGAATAACCGTCTCCAAAATGGTTGATTAGAGTTCAAGTCTCTACCTTACTGCTATAGGGGCGTGGTCTAACGGACAAAGACGCTTGACTCTGGATCAGGAAATTGCAGTTCGATTCTGTACGCCTCCGCTAATCTTTAGAAAAGGAGTTTTAATGAAACAGGCAAAACCAGTTATTATTGTAGTTTTACTTATTGCGTTAGTTGCTTTTGTTGCCTTTTTGTTTCTAGGCAATAGTGGTGGATTACCAAATCCATTACCAAAAGTAAATCCGCAGGGACAGAATTGTTGTGTTCCTCCCGGAGTATTTGATAGTGGAAATTTACCCCAACAATCTCCGCCCGGAGGTTCGGAACCATTTATCGAAGGAACACAGTAATGGAATGTCAGCACGAAAGAACTACAACTCATGAAATAGATTTTGGAACATTCAAAATATATTATAGAGAAATATGTGATAAATGTCACAAAGTTTTAGGTGAAACTTCTAGAGATAAAACTAAAGAAGAAATAGAAGAACAGGACAATAAACGAAAAGGAATGTCAAATGGCTAATATATACATAGTTTCTACTGGTGGTTATGAATCCATGATTGACTCAGTGTTTTCTGAAAAAGAGTATGCTGAAAAATATGCCAATATGTTTGGTATGATTTTAGAGGAATTTGAAATAGATGTTAATAAGCACTATGTAGATGAAGGTAGAATTGGTTTTGATTTTGGAGTAGGTAAAACTGACTCTTTGTCGTTGTTTTATACTTATCTTCCAGAACCAGGTTTTTATAGTTTTTGGAATGTTGTTCCCGGAAGTATGCAACCCGCAGTTCTAAGTGCTCATGTAATAGCCAAGTCAAGAGAAGAAGCAGAAAAACTTGTATATGATCTTCGCAAAGAACTTATAGATTCTGATAGATTTAAGGTTGGAGAAAAAGGAAAATTTTAATGAGACTAATAAACGGAGATAGTAGGGAAGTTCTAAAAACATTTGAAAATAACTATTTTTCTTCTTGTGTAACAGATCCTCCTTATGGACTAACTTCTATTACTAAACGATTTGGAGATAAAGATTCTGCTCCTGCAAAAGAAGGAAAAGATGGTAGATACCAGAGATTATCTAAAGGATTTTTGGGGCAAGAATGGGATGGAACTGGAATAGAAAAAGACCCTATATTTTGGGCTGAAGTATTTAGAGTTATGAAGCCCGGAGCTTATCTATTAGCTTTTGGTGGAACAAGAACATTTCACAGAATCACAGTAGCTATTGAAGATGCTGGATTTGAAATTAGAGATACAATAGGATGGTTATATGGACAAGGATTTCCTAAGTCTCACGATCTTGGTGATGGTTGGGGTACTAACCTTAAACCTGCTTTTGAGCCTATCATTATGGCGAGAAAACCAATATCTGAAAAAACAAATATTGCTAACAAAGGACGCTTTGGAACAGGTGGTATTAATATTGAACAATCACGAATTGAGATTGCAGACAATGAAATCGTTCCAATCAACAAGCTTGCTAAGTGGTCTGGATTTGGACAAGAAATTAGACCAGATTACGAACAAGAAATAAATACAAAAGGCAGATGGCCTAGCAATCTTATATTAGAAGAAGAATTTCTAGGGGATAAATCAAGATTTTTCTATTGTGCTAAACCTTCTAAGAGGGATAAAGGAGTTGCTTGTAATCACCCTACAGTTAAACCTTTAGAATTAATGCAGTATCTAGTTACTTTAGTTACTCCTATGGATGGAGTTGTATTAGATCCGTTTATGGGAAGTGGTACTACAGGAATAGCATGTAAAGAATTGGGATTTGATTTTGTAGGTATTGAGGCTAATCCAGAATATTTTGAAATTGCATGTGAGAGGGTAGAATAATGGAACCTTATATTTATTTTAAATGTTTTTGTAAAAGAGCCGGAACATCACATTGTCAAGGTGATTTACAAATATCACCAGATACTATAGATTATGAAAAAGTTTTTATGTTTTCTGTAGCAGACTCGTCTAGTGGCGAAGATTCTTCTATGTGGCTTGATAAAGAACAAGTAAAGCTGTTGATAAGTTCTCTTTCTGGAATGTATGAAGCTTATTTTGGAGGGGTGGCAAATGATGTTACTGTCTGAATTAATTGGGTTTCTGCAAGCATATAAAAATCAGCAAGGTGATTGTCCTGTGCTATTTGATGTGCCAGAAAGGGATTACTATGATACATTAGTGTCAGTAGAGGGTAAGTGGTATACTGGTAACACATTAACAGAGCTTGGACAAAGAGAAAATCAGGTATTTATTATTTTAGAACCTAATATGGGGCCTTCGTAAATGGCAGGAACTCTTGAAAGATTGGTTGAAGAAGATTATGGTATTCATTACGATGGCAAGAAGTGGGCACACGCAATAGCCCACGATAGTCTAATTATTGATTGCGAAAGAGAGCTATTCTGGTGGAACTCCAAGAATATTCATGGAGATTCTTATACATATCTTACAAGAGTTAGAGGTTTATCACACGATTCCGCTAAAGAGCTTTTACGTAACTTAGGGTTTAGTGCTACTTTTATTCAACAGATTAAAGATGGCGAAGAAACTATTGTCTACGAAAAGCTAGTAGAAATCTTTCATGAAAATCTACTGGAAGGAGATAAAACATACTTCTATAACAGAACTCTAACAGATGATACTATCAATCGTTTTAAACTAGGTACTTATAATGGGTTTTATACAATACCTATTTATCAAGATGGCCTGTTTAAAAACTTCCAACTCAGGAGAGACAGTCCTAAAATTATTAGACAATATTATAAAAATGTTGGTCCTTTACTTTTCAACTCTGGCTTACTAAAAGTAGTAGATAAGGTTTATATTACAGAGGGTTTAATTGGAGCTATGGTTCTAATGCAGAATGGTGTTCCTGCTGTAAGTATGAACATGGGATGCGATAGCTTTATGCCAGAGTGGATAAAATACTTTACAGGAGTAAAAGAAATTGTAATTCTATTTGACAATGACCAAGCTGGAACTTTAGGAGCAGTTAGAACTGCCAAGATTCTAGGTGAAAGCCGTTGTATGATTTATAACTTCTTTGACTTCGAAGGTAATGGGTTTGCAGTAGATGATTTCTTCATAGATGGTGGAACAAAAGATGAACTATTTAGCGAGATTAGTACGTGGGGCAAAAGGTCTTATGAATTGGAAAATCCTAGGAAGAACACTTACAACTCTAGGAAAATTGTGTATAGTCATTAGTCTTGCTGGAATTACAGCAATTATCATAATCAATCTATTATTCAAATAAGGAGAAACAAAATGGAAAAGAAATTTATGTACGTAGTTATTGATAATGAAAACGATGTTGTTGGTGTTTTTGATACCCGTGAGTTAGCTGTAGCTGTTACTGAGAAGTATCCAAACGAAATTTTTAATATTACCGGATATGAGCTGAACACGGAATACTAAAATGAACGGAGATTGCTTGCACAATTGGACTCCTTGGTATATCAAATCAGATGGCTTTTATGTTTGGGAACAACGGCATTGTATGAAATGCGGAGAGATAGAAACAACTAGGTATAGGAAAATAGCATGAAAGTAGTAAAACTAGCTGAGTATGGTTATGAAGAATCTGCATTAGGATTTAGTTTATCTTATAATACTAGTATAGAAAGAACAAAGCAAATTCTCCCGAAGTATGCTTTTGGTATTCCGGGAGAAAGTAAGTTCTTAGAGATGATTATGTTGTGGATAGATGTTACATCTCCTAGATATTGGTGGCAAGAAGCAGATACTTACCGAGTTGGTACTACCAAACAAAGTGAATCAACTATGCACACCTTGAAAAAAAGACCGCTATCCCTTGAAAATTTTGAGGACGAAATTCCGGGATTTTACATAGATTTTTTGAATACTATGATCGCCAATAAAGCATCTTTAGTAAGTATAAAAAATTGTTTACCAGAAGGATTTCTACAGCGTAGAATATGGATGTTTAGTTATAGAACTTTACAGAACATTTATGCACAAAGGATTAATCATAGACTCCCCCAATGGAAGGGGTTTTTAGAAAGTTTATTAGGTCAAATAGATCATCCAGAATTCATAATAAAGAGAGAAGAAAATGTGTAATCATTGTTGGACAGTTTGGGAATATATGTCAATTCCACTTAATCAATTTGATGCTATGACTTGGTACGAAAGATTTTGTGTTTGTTGTAATGAAATTGAGCGTAAAGATTTCGTGGAGTTAAAGGTTATCAGAGATGTTTTGTATGAAGCATAGATGGACTAGGTGGGATTTAGTAGCACATCTTGTAGGTTTTTATTGGCAAAGAACTTGTAGAAAATGTGGAAAAGTGCAAGTTAGAACATATACAGAGGAGATTATAGATTGAAACTAGGGTTTGATTTAGACGGGGTGTTATATGATTTTCATCGTGCGCTTTATACAGAATTGCAGATCTATGAAAATATTCAGCAGACTTATCAGGACTTCTGGACAGCGGGTTATAAAACTTACCGAAATAATAAATGGTGGGATAACATTATCCAACTAAAGCATATTTATGGTACACAACCAGCTAAAAAAGAAGTAGTAGAGCTAGTAAATAATCTATCTAAAAAGTATGATATTTATTATATTAGTAATCGACCTGCTACTGTATTTGATGCCACTAAAAATTGGCTTACCAGATTTAGATTTCCGAAAGTAGAAAATCTAATCCAAACTACTGATAAAAGATCGGTAGTACAGAGCTTAGGTATCTCTATCTTTGTAGAGGATAGATTAGAAAACGTAGATAAGTTAAAAGATATTTGTAAGGTTTATGTTGTAAGGCAGCCTTATAACGAAGCTTATCTTGACGGGTATGAGAATATTATCAATTCTGTTATGGATTTGAAAGGATTATTGTAATGCGGATCTATTTAGCAGGGCCAATTTCTGGTAAAAGTTATGACGAGGTTGTTTATTTATATAAAGAAAAAACACATTTTCTAGAATCTTTGGGGTATGAGGTTCTTTGCCCTATGACAGGAAAAACGTATCTTCGTAATGAAACAAAGTTAAAAGAAAGTGATTATAATTATCCAGTTTCTACTAATCATGCGATATTTGAAAGAGATAAGTGGATGGTATCTAATTGTGATATTATTCTGGCTGATTTATCTAATTCCGGTGACAGAGTTTCCATAGGAACAATGATGGAACTAGCTTGGGCCAGTTTGCTAGGAAAGCACAGCCTCATAATTTTACCAAAAGAAAACATTCACCGTCATGCTTTTGTTCTAGAATCCGGAGATATTATTTTTGAAACTCTAGAAGAAGCAAATAAATACTTAGCAGATTGGATGAAAGGGGTTAGATAATGAACTTCACAAAACTAAGCAAATATGCAACGACACCAAGAAGGAAACATTCTACAGATGCAGGATTAGATTTATACGCTTGTTTGAAATGGCGAGAAGAAGAGGATATTTCTATCCCATTTACTGCTTCTGTTACAGTATATCCACATAGCTTTGCTCTAATTCCAACTCTAATAGCAGTAGAAATTCCAGAAGGTTGTGTAGGATTAATCTGGCCCAAAAGTAAGAATGATTATCTAATTGGTGGTGGAGTTGTAGACTATGGTTATACTGGACAGATATTAGTGAAGGTAATGAATACCTCTAGTATTGCTATGGAAATTAGACACGGTGATCCAATTGGTCAGCTTATTATCCAGAAAGTAGAAATTCCTGAATTAGTTGAGTTACCAAAAGATGCCTTTTACTTAAAGGATACTGAGCGAGGGGCTTCTGGTGGAATTCTTAGTCAATACAAACAAGCAAGTTTAGTTTCAAAAATTACTGAAATAAAATAGAAAGGAATTTAGATATGTGTCATTGTAGCGAAACATATACAGAGAGAGAAGATATGGGTAGTTATATTAAGGTTACTGTATATTGTAAGAAATGTAAAAAGATGTTAGATTCTTGGATTGAACACAAGTAAAAGGAGATTAGATATGTGTAGATGTGGTTGTGATACTTATTGGCTAGAAGAAATTGATAAGGGTAATCATTATCTAGTTCTAAAACGGTGCAGTACTTGTAACTGTGTTCTAGATTCTTGGACTAGACTAAAATAATATGTGTGAACATCGGCATTGGTTTAAGCAACAAGAACGAGATGAAAAAGGTGTGGTTTATTACGTGATTGTTTGTGCAGATTGCGGAGAGGTATTGCATAAGTGGTATGAATAATTTAGTATGTCAACACGATAAAGGTACTATAAGAACTGTAGTAGAAGAAACTGATATGGGAATTAAAATTCAGGTAGCTTGTATAAAATGTGGTCAGGTATTCAATACTTATGTTATTCCAAAGGATAAACAATGACCTGTCAATGCTACACTTATATTGTTGTTAGAGAAGATAAAGGTACTTGTTACCTTTGTAAAAAAGTTTGCCCTATCTGCGGAAGGGTAATAGAAACTTGGATAGAAGATAAATAGTTCGGAGAAAATTTATAAATGAAATTTCCAATTACTAGTACGTTTAAGCTAACAGATTCTTTCCTTTCCCAATATAAGACTAAAGTTCCTCCATTTGGATTTAATGGTTTGGGAGAGTTTATTTTTCTAAGGACTTATAGCAGAATTAAGGAATCCGGGGAAAATGAACAGTGGTGGGAAACAATTAAAAGAGTTGTAGAAGGCATATATTCTATTCAGAAACAATATATAGAAGATTCTGAATTAGAGTGGTCACAAGGAAAAGCTCAAAAGTCTGCCCAAGAAATGTATGATAGAATGTTCAATTTTAAATTTCTTCCGGGAGGTAGAAGTTTGTGGGCTATGGGAACTCCTTTAATTATGGAGAAAGGACTAACAGGTAGCCTGTATAATTGTACGTTCGTTTCCACCATAAGTATTACTGAAAATATTTCAAAACCTTTTATGTATGCTATGGATTCTTTAATGTTGGGTGTTGGAGTAGGGTTTGATACTCTTGGAGCAAATAAAGTAAAAATCAAAGAGCCAGGAAAAAGAAAACTAACTGTAGTAATTTCTGATGATAGGGAGGGGTGGGTAGCTTCTCTTGGTGCTTTACTTGATTCTTACTTTACTTCTAATTATGAAATAGAATTTGACTATTCTTTAATTAGACCAGAGGGTGCGCCAATCAAAACTTTTGGTGGTGTTTCTTCTGGTTATAAACCCCTAAAAGAACTTCACGATAAGATTAGAGAATTACTTGGAAACAAGAATGGAGAGTTTCTTTCTGCTAGACTTATTACAGATGTGTTCAATCTAATTGGTAAAGCGGTTATTGCTGGAAATGTTCGTAGATCCGCAGAGCTAGCATTAGGAAATCCAACAGAAGACTTTCTAGATCTAAAAGATTATACTAAGAATCCTGATCGAATGGATTACGGTTGGGCAAGTAATAACTCTATCTATGCTGAAACAGGTATTGATTATAAAGATATAGCTAGGCGTATTAGGATTAATGGAGAACCCGGAATTTTTTGGGTAAACAATTCTCGCCTTTATAGTAGGATGAAAGAAACTGAAAAGGATAATAAAGATTTCAGGGTTTCAGGACTCAATCCTTGCGTAACCGGGGATACTAAGATTGTTACTGTGTATGAGGGTGATAAAACTTTCAAAGAATTAGCAGAAAGTGGTAAGGATATTTTAGTATACACTTGGAATCCCGATACAAAATTACCAGAAATTAGTATGATGAGAAGCCCTAGACTAACTAGGAAAGATCAAGAATTAGTAGAAGTTACTTTCGATTCTGGACTAAAAGTTAAATGTACTTTAGATCATAATTTCTATACTTTTCGGGGTAATAAAATTATGGCTAAAGATCTAACAATAGGTCAATCTGTAAGAGCTTTTTCAATGTCTATTCCTAAAGATGGTCACATACGTGTTCATGGTTGGGTAGATGGAAAAGCAAAACACCAATATGCTGCAAGAATGATTTGGGAATATTATAACGGAAAGATAAAAGATAAACTAATCTTGCATCATAAAGATTTCACAAAACTAAATAATGATATTTCTAATCTAGAGTTACTAACTAATTCAGAACATAATAGAGTTCATTACCCATTCCGAAGAGATGGTGGATTTTATAGAAAGAATCATAAGGTAGTTTCTGTTAAACTGCTAGAAGAAAGAGAAGATGTTTATAATGGTACTGTAGATAATACACACACTTATATTATTGCTGATCCTACTCCTATTAGCGGTTTTTGCTCTGGAATTGTGTCTGCTAATTGTGGAGAGATTACCTTAGAATCTTATGAAAATTGCAATCTAGTTGAGTCCTTCCCAACTAATCACGAAACGTTGGAAGATTTTAAAACTACAATAAAATATGCTTATCTTTACGCAAAGACAGTTACTTTATTAGGAACTCAGTGGCCGGAATCCAACAGAATTATGCTACGTAATAGAAGAATTGGGCTATCTATGACAGGATTAGCGCAATTTGTTACTAATAGAGGAGTAAAAGAATTAGAAACCTGGATGGAAGAGGGATATAAAACTGCAAAATATTATGATAAAGTGTACTCTGATTGGTTTGCAATTCCTTTATCAATAAAACTAACTACAACAAAACCCTCCGGAACAGTTTCTTTACTAGCTGGAGTAACCCCAGGAGTTCATTATCCAGAATCTAATTATTACATTCGCAGAGTAAGGCTAGGTTATAATTCCCCATTAATAAAACCTTTAATTGATGCGGGATATAATGTAGAACCTGCGGTAGGACAAGAAAGTTCTACAGTAGTTGTAGAATTCCCTGTATCTCTTGGGGAAAAGATGAGAACTCTAAAAGATGTTTCTATGTGGGAACAGTTAAATTTAGCCAGTTTTGCACAAGAACATTGGGCAGATAATTCTGTTAGTGTAACTGTTACCTTTGATCCAGAGAAAGAGGGAAAAGATGTAGAGAACGCGTTGAATTATTTCCAATTCAAACTAAAAGCTGTTTCATTCCTACCAAAAATTTCTTATGGTGCTTATCCACAAATGCCCTACGAAGAAATAACTAAAGAAAAGTATGAAGAGTTATCTAGTAAATTATCTCAATTAGATTTCTCAAATATGTTTGATGTAGAATCAGTAGGAGATAAATATTGTAATAACGAGACTTGTGCATTATGAATAATTCCCAATTTTTCCGGTTAATTGAAGAGGCCAATTACACTAACTCCACTACAAGTATCCTAGCTGAATTGTATCAAATCCGGGATTACATAACGGATGAACTAGAAATAATTTATACAGACCAGATAGAGCTACTTGAATACCTAGTAAGAAAATTAGTTTCTTTAGATCTAAGATTTCATTTCTTAAATAATAAAATTACTATAGTAAATTGTCCACAAGAACAGGTAGAATTTGTGGCCTGGTTTGTACAATTCTTTGCTTTATTGGAATCTACAGATGAAAATTATTTATCTAAAAACCATAAAGAATATGATCCGACTCCGTATCATTATTCTATTTTTGAAAGTGATTATTCTCCTGTTGGACTTGAAGTTAGTAAGATGAAATTCTTGTATGATAGATTAGAAATTGTTTTTGTAGAAAAATAAAATTCTTTTGGAGAATTCTTTTTTGGCAAAACTGAAAAAAATTAAAATTTTTTGGCCCAAAGCCAAGAAAAAATTAAACGCAAAAAGCCCTAGGAATAAATCCTAGGGCTTTTATTATTTAAATTATATTATCTAATTATAATTATCAAAGATTAATTCAAAACAGCGGTAAGTAGAAAAGCTATCATTCATATCATCTAAATTAGTTTGATTAATTGTAATAGAACCTCCGTAATTTTTCACCTTAATAAAACTTTCATTTCTTTCTAAAGTTTCTAAAGCGTGTTTAGTATCTAATGCTGATACTAGAAAGTATCCTTCATAACCTTCCCCATCTTTATATTGTTCTACTTTAAAAATAAAAGGTTTTAACATTTAAAAAACCTCCTTTATATATTGAATAGTTTTAATTACTAGTTTAATAAGTCCTACGATTATCCAGATAGGCCAGAAAACTCCTATAGATAAAGAAATTACAAATTCATCAACTACCAGATAAGAAACCCAAAAAATAACAAAAGCAATAAGGAAATAAAAAAGTGACATAATAAATAATTCCATTATTTATTCTCCTAATAAAACTACTTTGCATTTTGGACAAGAGCGTAAATATATATAACCATCATTTACAGGAATTGTAATATTGATATATGGATCATCTCCTTTAGTTACTTTGCTTTTATAAGTAACATTACCATAAAATTTTTGATTCTCTGGTGGTATTCTTTCCGTTGTTTCTTCATACTCATAATTACAAACAGGGCATTTAAAATTAGATATTACCATTATTTATTCCTCCACTCCAAGGAATTATTAATTCAGTAGTTTAATAGTTGCTTGTTTATTTTTAATAATAATTTTTACAGGAGCGCCTAAAGGATTCCTAACTCCCATATCTACTTCAAAACATCCTTTATATTTACTAAAAGAAACAACATATCCACTCCATGTTCCATCATAAATTCCATCAGGATAATTAACTTCTTTTACAGATTTTATTGGTTTATGATCGTTCATTTTGGCTCCAATCCAATTTCAATTACTTCGAATAAATTAGGATTAACTCTTTTTTCACCAAGAATATCTACTTCTCTAGTTACTTCTTTTCCTCCACAAACTTTATAAGTTCTAGTTTCTTTTCCAAGAATGGGTCTAGATCCTAAAGAAGATAATACATGAGATTTTTGATTATAAACTCTTGCTTTATTAATATTGTTTGATAGTGGTTTTTTACCCCAAGTTTTACATTCAATTTCCCAAAGAGGATTAGAACATCTAGTAATATATTCTCCGGTAGGAATATATTTTACAACAAACGGCATTTTAATTCTCCTTTTATTTATGTAACTTTGTTATTAACTCTTGCTGATCCGTATTAATAAAGTAATAGTTAGCTTTAATAAGTCCTCTCCCAGACCAGTTTTTAATTTTTCCGGAAAATCTCCAAACAAATCTACAAAATATAAACTGAATAACGTAAAAAAAGTTTTTCATTTTAAATTCCTGACCATTTTGCACAGCAAGCTAAAAGAAAGATAACAAATACTAAAGAAAAGAATGTTACACAACCCCTAGCAAGTTTACTATTATTCATTTCTTTCTCCAAATAATTCCGGATAATCTAATATAATTTCTACAAACCATTCTTTTATTTCTGTTAGTAGTTTACTTTCATATCTCCCAAAAGTAGGTAATCCATATTCAAATCTATCCGCATCTTTACAGATAGAATTTAAACTATCAATTAAAGTAGAATATCTACCTTCTGGAATTTTATTAGCTATTTCCTGAGCATCTTGTAAATTCATTTTACCAAATCCTATAATCTACATGTTTACAATCAGGACAAATATAAACCTTACAAATTACTTTTCCTTTACTATCATAAAGATAATGGTCAAACTTAATATATTCATGCCGACACTTAGTTAAAGTTTTAAAAGTAAATGTAGTATTCATTATTTCTCCTTTTATGATTCTATTGGGTGAATTCCGGTTATATTAGAAATAAGATCATCAACTATTTTAAGTTGTTTTAGAAAATTATTTCGATAACCTTCCAAATCTTTTTCTATGGAATCTATAGGAATATCATATTGTTTAATAAATTTCATCATTTCTTCTGCATCACCAGTAATTGTTAAATCTCCATCATTAGTAGCTAATCTAACGTTTATACCAATAATAGTATCTAAATAAATTGTATCATGATAATTATGAAAAACATTTGTAAATTCATCGGGGGCATATCTATCGTCTGCTTCTAACCATAAATTAATTCCAGGATTACCAAAGAAACTAGGAGAGGCGATTCTTGTTTTCCACTTAATTTTATTTATAAACTTTATAGCTTTTAATACTTTTCTTTTTAAAACCTCTTCTGATAAAGCATTTTCTTCATGCCATCGAGAATTTAGAAAAGCCCGTAAACGATTAAGTTTTTCTTCAACTTCTTCATCAGATAATTCTGTAATATCTTTTTTCATTTATTCCTCTTTTCTGCTGGAAATTTATCATAAGGATGAATAGCAATCCATTCTACCACGTTACTGTCTTTTACTAGATCAATATGATTAGGATTATCTACACTTTCCCAAAGTTTTTTTTCTTGATTTAAAATATATAACCTGCTTAGAGGGAATTTATTTAGTTCATCGTCCTGACAAAATAAAACACATCTAATTCTGTTATTAATAGGTTTATACATTTCATTATTAAACGATTGATAGTATGAATTAAAGTTTGCCATTCTATTCCTCCACTCCAAGGAATTATTTCAAGGAAGTAATAATACATTCCCCGATAAAGTATGCTAATATTAAAATAGAAATAATCGCGCAGATAATAAAACTTTTTTCTTTATTATCTTTAATAAAATCATATATGATCTTACCTATAATTAGTAAAATACAAAATAAAATAATAACTGAGATTCCAACGCAAAAATATTCGATATGAAGCATTTGTATCTCCTTAGAATTTATAAGAAATACTATTCAAATAATATGACCATTCATTCATTACATTAGTGGGATAAACCAAACTAGTGAATGAATAGTTATTTAAATGTCCCGACACAAGAAACCAATTATATTTTTCTACATCATCTAATGCTAGCATATATTTAATATCCATAGGATTAAGGATACAATTATTTTGCTTAGCTTGATCTATTTCCCACGCTTTAATAAACAATTCTTCTGGATAATCATAAGCTACTTCTGCTACATATTCTCCATTATAACTTTGACCATAAAAGAAAGTATAAGTCCTTAGCAATTCTCCAATAATAGGAATGATTGTAAATTCTGCTCGTTTAGAATAACCATTAAATTTAATATTAAATAGAGTAAAGTATTTAAAGTGTCTGTTTAAATTCTTTTGGCAAAGTGGGCATTTACAACCAGATAATTCTGTTACTAATTTTTTATCTGGTTGTTCTTCCAAGAAATAAATTTCTCCATAAAAAGAATCAGTATAACGATAAAGTTTTACAGAATAAGCAATTTCAATTTGAATATTTTTATAACGATTATTAAAATCTTTTACAAACCTTTCTGCTAGAACGGGATCAATATCGAAACCAAAATAAAAAGGATCAGTAGTATTGTAATTAAACTTTTGTCCAATACCGCCAAAACAAGCCCAAACAGAAGGATATTTATGCTTAGAATTTACTAAATCGACAAAGTATTTTTCAATGTTTTCAGGTTTTAAATTACCATACCAGTGAGACATATTCTTACTCCTTAATTATATTTTCAGAAACTAGTTTATTATAAACACTATCAGAATCGGGATAAGTAAAAATAATATGATGTCCCTCTTCTGTAATAATTTCTAAATTAATTATTTTACCTGACCCATTTCTATTCATATTAATATAAATAATCTTAGAAGGGTTTACAATAATTTTATCGTTTAGATTGATTAGCATTTTTATCCCCAGGTTTGAATGAATAGAGCTAGATAATAATTAAGATCATAAGAGTAATTAAAGATAGACTTAGGATCTTTTAATAATAAAATAAATGCTCCCTCGCATTTTAAATTTTCATTTAATTTCCAGGCCAATTCTTCTAATCTATTTGGATTATTAACTAGATCATTTCTAACTCCTATAATAGTAAATATTTGATCTTCTTCTTCTACTGGTCTAATAATTTCTATAATTTCAGGTAGTTGGGTGGAGTCGTTCATATTGTCTCCTAGAAATAAATCTTCCATTACCGTCTCGATAATAAATTCTTTCTGCTACGGCCCTTTGATAATTCCTGGGTTTATTTTTATAAAGTCCCAGTAACATATCTTGTTGTTCCTGTGACTTTTTATTTTCTTCTTTTTCTTCTCCCAAAGCTTTCTGAATAATTAGTAATGTTTGTGTAGGAGCAGGCATTTTAGTAAAATTATTAATTGCTCTGGCTACCCAATAATCTTTATGATTAATAGTATATTCTCCTTCTTTTAATATTTCATTGATTTTTTCAATATCATCAAATAGGAGAATATGATTAATATTTCCACCAATATAAAAAGCATTACCTCCACAACTCTTTTTATATTGAAAACTTAGATTAACTGCGTTAGTAAAGTAATTACTTTTAATATCTTTTGTAAAACCTCTTATAACAAAATCATAATGTTTATTGTATACCCTAAGTAATTCTCCTACAATAACAAAGAAATCGTATTTTACAATTTCTTCATATCCGGTAACAAAATCTAAAGTCCAAACTGTAAAATCAAATGTATCCGTAGAGCGTTTAATATATTCTTCTGTAGCTTTATATTGAGAGAATGTTTCGCTACCATAGAAAGTATTTCTTATCTTATAATATTTACAAGAGCTTACAACTCGCATATTAATATTCTTGTAAATAGAATTAAATTCTTCTGCAAATTTTTCTACAATTTCCCTATCAATAACTTGTCCTACATAAAAAGGTTTTCCTTTTACATAATATTTATAAACTCCACCAAAACATGCCCAAACTGTAGGAGGAATATTACTAGTTCTATAAGTATTTTCTAAAGAAGAAAAATTAGATCCATACCAATGTGACATATTAACCTCGCAAAGCAAATAAAGTCATAGTAGGAGAAATTAATTCTGTATAGTTTAGTTGAAAAACACGTGGATAATAATTTTCATCCGTTTTAACGTTTTTATTATAATACAAAAGCTTATTAATTTCTTTTGGATTATCAAAAACCATCAACTCCTTTAGAGAAGTGCTCCTATAAAAACAATTAGAATTTCCTTCAGTGTAATTATACCAATCAATTTCAATGGATTTACTAAAAAGTTTATCCATGAAATTTTTATATAAATCATCTTTTACAATATACTTATCCTTATTATAATCCACCATATCAAAGTTTTCATTATAAACCCTAAGCAATTCCCCAATAATAGTAATAAAACAAACTCTTACAATAGAAGTATATTCTTTATCAAAATCTAAAGTAAAAGCAGTAAATTCTATCGGCTTAAAATGAATATCTTTTTTAGTAGGAGAATATTGGGTATTCCAAGTATCATTACGATAATAGAAAGTATTATTATAAACAACCCGCATTTTAATATTGCTAAAGATAGAATTAAATTCTTTAGCAAAAGCTTGTACAATTTCTAACTTTACATCTTCTCCAACATAAAAAGGCTTTGATTCATCCGGTTGAAAAATTTCATTAATAACTCCAAAACAACCATGAGTTTCTACATCTCTACTACTATTAATTGTGTTATTAAAGTAATTAATAGCAGTTTCATCATTAGAAAAATGACCGTAGAACAGTCCCATTTTACCACTCCTCTACTAGAAATTTAAAGAAATCTACTACATGCTGATCTTGTAAAGATTCAAATTCCGGATGAAATTGAGTAGTAATAATATTACTACTTTCTAAAGATTCAATTGTATTTGCATACCTAGAGGTAGCAATTAAATCCCTCCCGATATTTTTTACACTTTGATGATGAGCAGAAACAATCTTTTTTCCAGAAAAGAAACGATCAATTACAGAATTAGGAGTCATAATTTCTAATGGATGCATTCCTGGATGATAATCAAAACCAGCAGAAGGATAATCTTGATATAAACTTCCACCTTTCATTACATTAATTAATTGATGACCACGACAAAATCCAACAATCTTTTTATTTCTATCATCTGCAATAGAAAAATAATTTGATTCGATTTGATCCCTACGCTGATTTACTCCATTACTCCGAGTATTTAATTCTCCATAAAAAGCAGGATCAACATCTTCTCCACCAGTAAAAATAAGCAGATCAGTTTTTAGAATGTCTGTATTTTGTCGGATTAAATAAGCATCTGGAATAAATTCTTTAATACAACTAAAGAAAGCTCCATATGCTACACCAACAGTTTTCTTTGCTTTCTTACTAACTTTTACGGATTTAATTTTTTCTTTTTCAGTAGTTGTCATTTCAGTATACCTAGCAATAACTTCATTAATTTCCATTGGACTATTATCAATTGCTACGCCATTATACATAATTCTAGGTGATTGTGCCATTTTTATTTATTCCTCCACCGCAAGTTATTAAATCTTAGAAAGGATATATTCAGCTTTTTCTTTATTAACTTCTCGAATAGCTTCCGCTGTTAATGATAAATAGTTTTCGAGAATTTTAACTGCTTCATCTTTATTATTAAGATACCAATATGCTTTTTCTGCCATTTCAAACATTCCTTCAATAACAGATAAATCTGTAGTCCAAATATTACTTGGGCTACGATATTCTACTCCAATATTTCCATCTGGATAATTTTGTACACGAAATCTTCCGGGTTGACCATATTTAAACATTCTCGCTTTTTCTAATTCAGGAAAAGGAGAATTTAGAATAGAATAATTTCCGCAGAACATAGCTAATAAACGAATATAAGGAAGTGGTAAATCCCTAATTAATCGATTATTATCTGAAATATGTAAATGTCCACCGCCATATCTTTCTTGATGAGTAGTTACATCAATTTCAGGAGAATTATAATTTTCTTCGATTGCATCTTTATCTGCATCACAACCAAAAATTCCACACCATTCTAGTGCTTTATTTCCGGCTCGATAATATTTAAAGAAATCATAAAATACTGTTGGTTTTGTAGAAACTTTATAACCAAAAGTAGATGCAAAATTATCTAGCCAAGCAATAGAATCTTGAATAGCATTATGAAAATCTTTTGCATTATTATGGGGACCAACATTATTAATTTCTGCAGCAATTCCATCCATAATAATTTTGAAATTACTTTCTTTTGCAATTACCGGGTGCTTTCTAGTTTCATCAAAACCAATTTCAGGAAAGCCTAAATTTTCAATAAAATGCGGAACAGGAATTCCCCATTCCTTTCCTTCTTTTTCTTCTACAATAAAGAATTCCGGATCAGTACCAAAAGAAAGATTATATTTATTAGAAAACATTATTTATTTCTCCTATTTAGATACAAAGAAAGAATTAGAGAAACGATTGTTAAGTTTATTACTAATGTTACGTAAAAATTCTTGTCTAGTTTCTGCTGTAGTATATTCAGATTCTTCATTAACTTCTTCTTCTAGCCAAGAAATATTATCCAAAAGAGTTAAATCGCTAATTGAATTAAAATTTTCAAAAGGTGTAGGACAAGAACATCCAGAATCTCTAGCAGTAAATAATATTCCTTCTTCATTTTCCCAAACAACTCTTGTATCAAATTCATAACATCTGCTAGAATATTCTATTTCAGCAAAAATTGTTAATCCCAGTTTTTCTGGTTCATAATAAGCGTTAGGCATTATTCTGCTCCTTCATTTTTATTTTTGATAGCACGATCAATCATTCCACCAATGTTATATTTTCTCATTCCAGGATAATTTTCATCTGCATGTTCTTTGCAATAAATTCCTCCTGCGTTACCGATAGTAAATAAATCGTCTGCTTTAAATTCTTTTCCACATTCAAAACAGCGCAGATCAATTTCTTTAGCCGATTTTAATGTTCCACATTTATCACAATATAATTCATATGATTTAGTTTCCCCATTTAAAGTCATTTTTCCAGTAGGAATAATACCATGAGGAGTTATAGATAATCCAGTAGTAATATTAATAACTCGGCGAAGAAAGATTTCCCGTCCACAACTGTGTTTAATCATTTTATTTTTCTCCTTTATTTATCAAACAATTGAAGGGCAAATTTAGAATGACCTAACATACTTTCAATGTTTTCCCTAATACCATTGAAAGTATTTCCAGCAGTATCAGATTTTACAACTTCAATCATTAAAGTTCCAGAAGGATAAATCTTAATTGATTTAATTCCGTACCTAGAAAGATCCATATCTAAAATTACCGGAGTTTCTTTTACTACATGAGGTATTTGTTTCAATACTTCTGTAAATAAATATTCTCCATGATCTTCTTTTGGTGACGGCAAAAGGGGAGTTACTGGTGGTTTTTTCTTTTCTTGTTCGTCAATAATTTTATCAATTTTCTTTTTGAATATCTTCTTGAAATTCCTATGTAAATCTGCTGTTTGAGTAGACTTAAGTTTATTATCTGCTGCAGGAAACATTACACGCTTTAATTCCCTTTCATCTGCTTTTGTAAATTCAATTCCATCAGCAAATTTAATACTATCAATCAATAATTGAATAGAAGATTCCCTAAGATCTCCATATAAAAGCTGAGCAGAAAAGTTTAGAAATAAAACTCCCAAAAGCCTAGATTTATTAATTCTTACAGGAGAAGAATCATCTCCAAAAGCTAGAAGATGTTGTGATTCTCCTATTTTAGGTTTTTGTGAAACAGAAGTAGTAATTTCTTTTGTATCAAAATTATAAAGAATAACAGGTTTATCCTCATAAAAGGAAATAAGTAAAGTATTTTCACAGGCTAATTCAAAAATACTATCTTTTTCAATTTCTAAAGCTTGTGAAATTTCTGGGCTAGAATTAGGAAGTAAAATATTTCCATTATTAGTTAATACACAAGTGTAATTAACATTTGGTGGATAAGTAGCAAAAATATAAGGCGCAGATTTTAATTTTTCAAAATCATAATGAGCAGGAACCCATTTTTCAAAAACAAGATAATCCTTGATTATTTGTTGCATACCCGACCTCTTGAAGTAATTCTAATAAGATTTTTATTTATCAATACCGGCTCGATTTCTCTTAGAATTGTAGATTTATCTAATCGAGTCGCAAAAATTAAAGTATCCAAAGAAGCTCTTTCTACTTTTTGGATATAATCTAAATATCTCCTATGTAAAGGATTTAAACCATCCTCTAATTGTAAAGTATTTCTTAGAATATCTTGTAAAGATTCAATAGAATCTGGTACTCCTTTTATTTTAAAAATCATGGATAGCGTTTTTACTAAATTTCTCGCTGTCCTGGGAATTCCATTACTATTTCTAACTACTTCAATTACGAAAGGATCAGAAAGAGTAAAGCTATTTCTTTGAAAATCTTCAAATATAATTTCTCCAATTTCCTGATCTGAATATAGATCAAAAGTTAAATCTATACAGCGATTAGATAGTGGTTCTTTTAATTGTCCAAATTCATTTGAGCACAAAATAAAAATATGTTTACCGCTATCCATATGCGGATAAAGGAATTCTGGATTAGTTATTAAATGAACTTCATCAATAATAATAATCCTTTTTTCAGAAGAAAACTCTTCAAATCTTTCATTGGCTAGAAATAATTCACAATTATTTTCATCTACAGATAATGCAATATGTACCGCTAATTTTGTTTTTCCATATCCACTAGGCGCTCGAATTAAAATATTTAAATTCTGTCCTTCCCGCATAGCAGGAATTAAATACTCCAACTCGCTGAAAATCCTTATTTGACCATGAAAATTCATTCATTTATCCCTCTTACAAAGATAATTTTTCACAGAAGAATTTAGCATATTCTTCTGCATTTATAGAAGATAATCCTGGTGCAGAGTTTCCTTCAAATACAAAATATTCTTTCTTTTCAGAATCATATCCAAAATCTAATCCTGAAAAATGTCCACCAAGAGGAATAAATAATTCCCCAAGTTTAGTTGCTAATTCCTGCGCTTTCTTGTATTTATTCTCCAAATTTTCCGACTGTAAAGAAAAATGATAACCATTTTCAGAATTACGAATAGGTAAATCATCTTCTCCTTCTTTTACTTTCTTATAAATTCTAGAAACTTTATTATCGAATAAATGGACTCTAATTTCATAAGAACATTTTATGAAAGGTGTCCACCAATAATAACGAGTCATTACAGAATTATATTCTTCTTCATTATTACAGAATATAATTCCTTTACCACCAAAACCAGTTAATGTTTTCCTAACTAAAATTGGATATTTTTCTGGTTTGGTATCAATCGTATAAAAAATAGGAGAGTAGATTCCATTATCCTTGCAGAAATTACTAAACTTGCGCTTATCAGATAAAAGGGAAATAAAATCGGTACTATTGAAATTAGAATCAGTACCTATAATATTACCAGTATTGCCGTAGCGAAATAATACATCTTTTACCCTTTCTGGATTATCAGTCATAAAGAATTTTTTATTCGTTAGCTTTTCAATAGCATCACGAATTAAACGACAAGAAGGAAAAATATTAGAAGAAACTAAAATCTTTTTCATACTGTCCGTTTCCTTTCTCTCAAAGCAGAATCTAAATCCTTTTTACTATTCATCATATATGGGAATTTCAATTCATCAAATAAATTATAAACAAACATAGGATTATCAAATCCCTTTGTCAATTCATTCCAGACTTCTTTCTTTTTATCTGAAAAATGACTTCCCATATTTTCTTCAAATGTATCAATTAGCAAATCAATAATTGTTAATTCTTCTCCTAATAAACATCCTCCTGTCATTTCATTAATCATGCAATCAAATTCGTAATAAGTCAAACCATATTTCTTTAAAAAACTTGTTAACTTCTTGACAAGAGAAGAATTAGAGGAATTAATAATAATATCTGGGATCTGCGAATTCGTCGTCCTCCAATTCCCAAAGGTACTTGGTTCTCTCGTAAAAAAATTTTTGTCTTTTTCTGTCTCCTTTATTTCCCCAACCTTTTCTAATAATCCCTCGTCCAATATTACTTTAAAAATAGTTTCTGGTTGGATTTCTACAGGACTAGTGTATTCAAATTTAAATCCTGTAGCAATTTCTCCAATAACTTTATATGTTTTCAAAGCCCTTTCTAAATCTAAACGATCAGTATTTAAAACTAATCCAGGATAAACATTTTCTGATTTTGCAATTGATTTTGTATACGAGATATTTAGTTTCTTTGTTTTACCTCGTGCTACATAGTAGCAATTTTCTAATTTAGAGTAAATTAGAAAAGCAAACGTACCATTAAATAATTCCATAGCTTTTGATAAAGCTTCTGGAAAATTTCTACCGTCATAAAGTTTTTCTAATTCCCTAAGAAAGATAATTGAATCTACCGTAGCATCCTTATGATTATCCATCATTTTTATATCTTTAAATTCTAGCACTCCATTATGCGCTAGAATTAATTTATCTCCTTCAAAAGGATGAGAGGATTCCGATTCAATTGTTTTCTTTCCATTTACCCACGTAGCTAATCTTACGTGGGCAATAATTGGATCAGCAGTTTTAATTCTGCTAGTAAAATACTCCCCAAAATTAGTAATGGATTGTACATCATTTTTACTTTTGTACAGATCTTTTCCATTACACAAAAGACCAAATCCATCTTTATTTGAGGTTTTAGTATTTTCTATCCATTGAGTATAAACATAAAGAGAATTTGCTTTAATACTTTTCAAATGACTAAAGGTTAATTGGCACATAAATTACCGTCCTGTAATAGTGTGAATATCTACGAAATTTGGAGTTTTTACTTCATTTGATTTTACACAGTTTTTCTTATAGTATTTAAACTGCGGAGTATATCTATCTCGATTCAAATGAGTATAAACTAATTTCTTTTCTGCTTTTATTTCAGGAGTACGATCAATAATTGTTGCAATTGTTTTAAATGTTTTAGGATCAACATTTACAAAATTCTGTAAAGAATATAAAACATCAAACAATTGGCTTTTATTACTCCCACTATAAACAGGATTAATTGGTAATTCAGCAGGTACTTTATCTAAAAGAATACTTTCACATAAAGCCCTGAAGAATTTTACAGAAGAAATAACATAATTAGGATTTAAAGTTTTATTGAAAACCCTAAGCTCTAATGTTCCTTTTGTAATTAAATTATACCAAGTAATCCAGCCGTATCTCATAGGATTATATTTCCCAGGAGGATTAGAAGGATTAATTCCTCCGTAGGCATCAAAGAAATGCTCTACAGATTTATTAGATCCGTCTAATAGATTTGCAAAATCATAAGAATAAAATGGAGGATCTCCGTAACAAATTGCAGGATTAAATAAACTCCTACAATAAGTAAAATCATTCTCCAAACCCCTAAATTTATATCCCATCCCTCCCCAATAATAAGTTAATTCTTCAATAAATCCAAATAACCTTACAGAAGAAGAAAGAATATTTTTATTATAAGGCATTGAAACATGAATATGAATCCCTGCCCTATTTCCTTCTTCTGGTTCACCAGAAGAACAAATAAATTCAAATAACTTATAAATAGAATTAATATGCTCTTGGTTATTAATATCCATAATTCCTGATACATATTCTGTACCAATTACACCGGATTGTGTATCTTCTAATTGCTCAGATAAATAAACTAATTGTTGTTCTTGATTTCTTTCTCGCTGCGGAAAAAAAGCAGGAGTTTCTACACTAGCGTCATGTTCTTCTTGCCAAGAATAATTTCTTAATTCTCTAGTTAAATTCCGAGGTGGAATTTTTTCTACTTCCACCTCCAATCCGAAAGAATCTAATACAGTACTTCTCATATTATTATTCCTTCTCCCTACTCCAAAAGGATTATTATCTAACCAACTTGGTCTATTTCTTTCTTCTCTTTCTCTTTCTTCTTCTTCTGGTGGAAAATCATCTATTTCTTCAGTCATAATTAACTCCTAAGACTTTTAAACCAAATAAAATTATGATTATCTGTCCGATGATTATCAAATTCTTCTAAAGTTTTATAACCCCTAGATTTTAAAGTTTCATGTAAACTTTCATAACGTGATTGATTTAAAGTAGTATACATAACTACAGTAAATCCCATATCATAAACTAATTTTTCTAAACATTCAAATAAAGTATTTTTATCTTTACCAAATCTAATAGATAAATCAGAAAATACTACAATTCCACAATTACTCGGAAATTGATTAATAATAATAGAGAATATGTCAGAATTAGTAATTTGAATTCCATTAGCTAATGTGGAATTATGTCTTATAAGATTAACATTTTCATTAGTAATACTAGTGAAATATGGTTTAATTGACTCTGCTGAATAAGAAGATAATTCATAATTTTCGATCATTCTATTTCTCCTTGGATTTTAGAAGTTATTTCCACCGCAAGTAATTACTTTTTACTAAAAGAATAATGACCAAACTGTATTCCAAAAACCTCCTAAAAATATATAAAAAAGAACAGCAACTCCAATCCAAACTAAAATTATAAATCCGCACAAACCAATCCCATCCCTATTTTTTTCGTTCATATTTAATTTCTCCTTTAAATAAAAAGATCCGGATTAAATCCGGATCTTTAGTAAATTACTTGCTAATTTTCAAATCAATATCCGGAAGAATTGTTTCCGGTTTGAAAATAACTTTATAATTATAAACGTTTACAGGAACGCCATCAGTTTGTTCTGCAAAATAAGTTACGTTATCTGATAAGCCTAGAAAATGTTTTTTATAGGTATTATCAGAAGTTTTACAAGTTACAGTTAATTCTCCCGTAGCATCATTATTTCCCAAAGAACATTTACCTTCAATTACTAAAATATAATCTCCGGTAATACCATTATAAAAAACAATCCTCCTATCTATTTTAAAATTATCTGCATCAGTAGATAAATTTTTTGATGCAATATCAGCATCAGAACAACCGGAAAGAAAAACAATTACCAAAAGCATAATCAAAAAGATCTTTTTCATTTACGTCTCCTTATTAATTAGAATTAGAATAAATCTGGATGAAAAAATCTGAGTAAAATATGTTACATTTTATCCTCCTTCTTCTATAATATATTTCCATTTTAATTCTCCAATCCCAAAGCTTTGATTAATTCTTCTTTAGATTTAAAATAATAAGTAAATCTGGATACATCATATTCACCAAAATCTGCTGAATCAAAGCTAATTTCCCAAAAGTTTGTTTCTTCATTAAAGGATACTTCAGGAAAAATAGCTACGGCATTATTTTTATAACTTCCAGGAATTTCTTCCCCAGTATCATCATAAAAACAATAACTTACCGGAATATAATAATTATCTTCTCGAATAAATAAACCAGAAAAATCATAATACTTTCTTGTATCTCCAACATATCCAACAATTTTTTCTACTTTTTCCATCGTAGAGATATGTTCCTTTACTTCAGCAATAGTTTCAAATAACTTAATCATATTTTCCTTTCCTTTAGGTATTAGAATGAACGTCTTTAAATAAAAAATGCCTAGGATTAATCCTAGGCATTTACGTTACAAATAACTTCATGGAACAATAATCAATTCTTGCAAAGCAGGAGAAACATAATTATAATAACCATATTTCCCCATATCACTTTCTACAAATTCAATGAGATTAATCTCATTGGCGTTCTCTATTTTGGTAACATAAGAAGTAATTTCTTCCCATTTACCATTTATTAATTTTACTACTTGAATTGCAATTCCCTCACCAGGAATTAGACAATATAGTTTGGCCTTTTCAGGCCATTCTTCAGAGCGAATTATTAATTGCGCTCCATTATTATTAAAACAATTTTTAGCAGAGTCATAAGTATCCCAATGTTTTGTAAAACCATGTGATATATTAATGCCAATTAAAAGCATTAATCCTACCGCAAGTAGGAAAAGAAATACTTTCGGGAATTTAAAAGGAAACAAAATTATCTTGACTGGGAATGTTAATACTGCAATCATTGTTTATTCTCCTTTTCAAATTGTTCCAAAGCTTCTTGAATTACATCAAAGGGGAGATTATTATTTCCACCAAGGATTGTTAATAAACCCCTGGAAGATTCAATATCCTCAGAAGAAAAAATAAGAGGAATGTATTGTTTTAATATAGGAAGTAATTCCTCCTTCTTGGTTACACTTTCTTTCTGTTCTAGGATTAATCCTAAAACTCTTTTCACTTCGCTTTTAATAATACTGGCTTGCATTTTAAACTCCTTGAATAACTAAAAGCAGGATTACAAGAAATACAATTACCAAAGTATAAACCCATTCGCTGTTTTTTGGAATCATTTTTTCACCATAAATTTGGATTAGTAGTAAGAAGCATTACTAATCCAAAACATAAAACAACAGTACTTAAAAGAATAATACATGCAATTTCTGCAATACAACCTCTTGTTTCGTCATCCATTTTAATTCTCCTCTAGAATAATTCTTTCATAGATATTATATAGTTGAGTAAATTCCCAACAAGAAAGATCAGTATATAAAACAAAACCCTCTTTATTTTGAGGATCATGTTTTATTGAATATTCAAATACTCCGCATAAATCAAGAGAACGGAGAATTTCTTGATAAGTATTTCTAGTAAATCTAATCGTTTGATTAGATCTTTCTAGAATTTCATCCAGATTATACCTTTCAAAATCTTTTGCGATTTTGAATCTTTCTTCAGATGTAAGTTGCATTTCTTATTTACCCTTTTGAATTATCCCAGATTCAAGCAATTCACTAACTTTATTAAAAAGTTTTTCTAGCTCCTTTAAAAACTCATCTCTATTTAAATCAGTATTAATTTGATACATAGATATTACTACTGCTTCTCTGTAAACTTCTTTTTGAATATCAGAAGGAATCAATTCTGGATTAGAAGAAATAAAATGCGTAGTATCTTTTACAATATCACCATTATAATTTTTAATTACATTTCCTTTGCTATCAACAAAGCAAGTAAAGAAATTACTTGCTTTATCTTCATAAAATCCCATATAAGCCAATAACCTATTACTAGTTTTATCAAAAACAATTTGACCATCTAGATACATTTCTTTTCTCCTTTTTCTAATTCGGTTGTTAAATAAAAAGATCCCGAAATTAATCGGGATCTTTTACTAATTATTTTTTCTTTTCTTGAATTTCTTCTGCTTTCACAGATTTAATATTACCACAAACTGTGCACCTATATCCGATAATTTTCCTATCTTTGCTTATTGGATTATGTACGCGTTTATTAATTCCATGAAACTCGTCTTGTGCTGAATGTTTGCAATTGCATGTTATAATCATAATATTCTCCTTTAGAATATATACCCAAAAATTTGGATTAGGAAATAAATAGAAAAACCAGTTGTAAAGAAAATATCCAGATAGAAATGAAACCCGGATATATCCTTCATAAAGTATTTTATTTCCATAGTTCTAAGATTTGAGGCATTAAAATATAACGCCCAAAGAACAACAACAAGAAAAACTAGAACTTTTTCCATATATTCTCCTTAATCAAATAATCCTTGTGAAATTACTTTTTCCGAAATAGCGGAATATGGATGATTCCATTCTTTAATCTTTTCCATAATTCCTCTAAAACCACCAAGTTCAAATTCTAAAGATTCAATCATTGGAATTTCTTCGTATTTTTTCTCCTTATTATAAACTCCTAAAGATTGTTTCATGTTTGGAAGATAGCACGCTAAAACTGGAAAAGTTTTATTCCTTTCCAGAAATAACATTAGTTCTACCAAGGCAACAGAATTTCTTTTTGCCCCGTTACGTATATTTTTTCTACCCCTTTTTGCTAGCATTATCAATCCTAAATAATTGAATCTGTGATAAATCAGCTTCCTCTTTTAATTTCTCACAAATTTCTGTGACAAGTAAATGAGGATTCTTTTCGGTTTCGAAAATAGTAGAATAAGTAAATCCTACTTCATGATAAGTTGGAAAAGGATAAAATCCTTTTTCGCTTTGCAGAGTTTCCAAAATAGCTTTTTCAACTCTTATTACTTTTTCTGGATCATTCCTGGAATAATTAAACGTTAGGGTAAATTTCATAATTCCTCCTATTTTAAATTTTGTCGTTAAATAAAAATAACCCAGAAATTTCTGGGTTATTTTGTAGGCTCATTACAAATGAGATAATTCTTCTTCTCGGAAAGTATTTTCACTTTCAGCGAGAGAATAAATAAATCCAGAAGAGGTTTTATTTACTCCTGTTATCTCAAATGTTTTTCCGTTATAAATAACTGTTTCTCCTATACTAAATTTAGAGTTAGAATAGTTGAAACAATTAATTTCTGCAAACCAGGTTGAAGGTTCTATATACCCTGGTTCCATTTAATTAACCCTCTGCATAGTATCAAAAATTCTATCCAAAAGATAATCTTCTGGATGAATTTTCAATTTGATTTCTCGCTGAGTTTCTAGTGGAATTTGAATCCTTTTTTCTTCTTCCACTATAATATGTTTTCCATTTTTAGTTGTAATAAGATACTCTGCCATATTCATCCTCTTTCATTGTAGTAGGAAATGTATTTATTTCCGGATAATCTTCCGGAAATAATGGTTTTACAGGAATTGCTGGAATTTCTTTTTGTGGGAATTCCACAATTGGCCCGGAAAAAATCCTTTTTTCTACAAGAGAAATATAATTATATTTCATTTTAATCTCCTAATCCAAATGCAGATGCTAGTAATACTAGCGTGAAAAGAAACAAAAACAGAATATACAAGCGATAAGAAATTAACGGCCTGGTATATTTCATATTCCTCCAAAGAATTTCACTAGGGTGATTGTTAACAATACTAGGAATATAATAAATAATATTCCTATAAAACAATTAGAAGCTCCTTTATCTATTCCTGGTTTCATTTCTCTATAACTTTTAGCCAAGGATTAGGAAGTTTAACTCCGCTATCATAATCAAAATAGCGGATTTCTTTTGTTTCAGGATTGTAATAAATCAAATCCCAAAACTCATAACTTACGCTTTCAAAGATCTTATTTTGAATTTCACAAGGTAACTTGCATAACTCTATTTCATCCATTTTGAATTATCTCCTTAAATAAAAAATCCCCGGAAGGTTTATTTTACCATTTCCGGGGATTATATTTATTTACATATTATATTCCTTTTCTAATAAGGAAGGCCTCTAAAGCCAAATCTTTAGAGGTAAAGAAATATTCATACTTTCTTCAATTACAATCGCGGCTTTCTCTTTCCCGCGATTAAATTCTTCAATATTTTCCAATAATTCTGATTTATCATGGGCGTGATGAATAAGATATTCTCCTGGAATATCATTATTCTCAATCGTCCTAACTTCTTTAATCGAATTATCCGGTTTTACAAAATAAATAGCGACAGTATCTACAGAGGAAATAACGGGGAAAATTTTCCCCTGAGAAACAAACCTAGCTAATTCATTCATATTGCGAATAACCATCATTTTCTTTTCCATTTCAAATTCTCCTTATTGAATTATAAGAAAACAGAATTGTTTCCTTAAATAAAAATGCCCCGAAATTAATCGGGGCATTTTATAAAACTAAAGAACCTCACCAGTTTTTCCATCAATCACTAAGAAATTAAGATCTTTGAAGTTAATTACAATCTCTTCAAAGGTTAATTGATTCTGCACGTAGATGATATTATTTTTATCATCTCTTACAACATACTTACCATTTTCTTTTTCAATATATACAGATTCCATTTCTATCTCCTTTTTGAATTATGTCCTTAAATAAAAAACTCCCTAGAAATTAATCTAGGGAGTTTATTTATTAATCTTTCACATACACAAAATATTTATCCCAAGTAGCATGTTTAGTTACTAGAAGAAAACTATAATTTCCTTTCTTTCTATCTTCTTCAATTGAGGAAGTTTTAAGTTCCACTTTGTGAAACTTTTCCCCAGAAATAACCATAAAATCTGGGGAAATTGGTTCAAAGAAATAAGCATATCTAGAACCAAATCCCAACCACCCGATAAAAGAAATATCATAACCCAATTTAACTTCTTGATAAACCGGAGGGTTATCTGGTTGAAAAGAAATTACTGGTAAATAAACCTGATAACCAAAATTATCCGGTTCTTCTGCTTTTGCATTACTAACTAACGCTAGAATTCCTACTAGCGTTAAAATAATGCAAAAAATCACGAAAGCAACAGTTCCCGATTTCATTATATATTCTCCTTTGAGAAATTGTAATATAACTAAACAGAATTGTTTAGTTAAATAAAAAAGCCCTAGAATATTCTAGGGCTTTAGTAAGATTATATTCTTTTGAGTTTTTTAGTTTTCTCTCCATAAAATTCATCCTGCTCTTTCTTAGTAAAAGAAGCTACATAAATAGCTCTTTTATACTGTCTACCATTTTTCCATCCATATAAATCAATTTCATTTGTCCATCTACAAATAGAAACCCAAACAGTATTATTATAACAATCTGCGAAAACAATTTCTGGACTGTAATCGTTTTCTTTTGTTTCCTCTTCATCCAGAAGATTTACAGATTCTACAGCGTTATTTTGAAAATAACGCTGATAACAAGCTTTTGGATAACAGCAGCAAATAATATCTGGTTTTTCTCGCATAATAATTTCATGGTCTGTTAGAATTCCAGATTCTAACAGACCATGCGTGTCCAGTAATTTTCTCCCATCTTTTAGAAAAAAAATGAAAGATAAAGAATTCTCACGGGCATAATTTGCAGCGGATAAATCCGTCTTTTCAATATCAATTTCAAATGTTTTTAGCATTTTATGTTCCTTTTCTAATCGGTTGTTAAATAAAAAATCCCAGGAAAATAAATCCTGGGATTTTTTTTGGGCAATTATTCTAGCCCATTACAGCCTATAGATATAATATTTATCTCCTTTCTTTTCCCAGGTTCCTAGAACTTCCATATTTTTCTGGGAAAAAATTGTTCCGTTATTTATTGTTTTCTGTCTTGGTAAACATCCCCAGAACGCACAATACTCTTCAAATTCAAAAATATTTTCGAATTCCATTTTTTTTCTCCTTTTTAATTTGTAGTGTTAAATAAAAAATCCCCCGAAATAATCGGGGGATTTTTTATTTTCTCTATTTAGTACGATTGTAGATATTTTTCTACAATCATATAATTTTCATCTAAAAGCAAAATCGGCACTAAATCATTTCTGTACGCAACATAAAATTCTTTATCATTAATAATTTTCTTTATACAAGTAAATATTCTTTTTGAATTATGAATCTGAATTGTAATTACAACCCAGTTATTTTCATTTTCCTGTGGGAAAGTTAATAATTCAACTACGCTGAAAAATCTACTTTCACAGTCCCTTAAAGAAATATCCTCGCGCGAGGGAAGAAAATTTTCTTCCCTAAAATTCCAATTGGAATTAATATTATAGTGTTCGATATGTTTTTCTTTTTCAACTAGAATTTTTTGGGTAAATAAATTTTGCCCCTTACGTTTAATAATTACCTGATTAAAATCAGGAAATATTTCTATACTGCATCCATATCCTTTTATTTCTGAAAGGATATTTAAATTTAGGGTACTTAGAAACCTTTCAAATTTCTTTTTAAACTTTGCAGAAAAAGTATTATTATCCACAATATAATCCTTTCATTTACTTAAAATTATCTTTACAGAAAAGAAATAAAATTCTTTTCTGTAAAAAAATTTTTATCACGTTCTAAGCGTTTTATCACTTAGAATCACGTACATGTCACCGGGTGGAGCGCTCCCGGTGTATACAGAATACCATGTAATGAGCACTTGTGCTCATTGTACTGCCTATACAGCATACCAATTTTAAAGACTAGTTTAACTTATTTTAATCTTACGTTCTAACGTTCCTCTTTAAACGTTCTAATCTTCATTTAAATACTACTGCACAGCGTTAGATTAGGTTTCGGTATCAGGCTGCAGGTAGCACCAACAGCACGAATACTGCCTGGTATCCGAGTTTACCGTTTGCTCTAGTGAAAGAAAAAATTTCTCCAAAAAAAAAGAATAAAAATACAGTAAAAAAGAATATAATGTAATTAGTAACAAACGTACCGTAATTAGTAGTAACAAAAGTAATTAAAACGTGCTATTCTATATGTGGTTCCTTACAACGTTTATATCTTCTCAGTCAGGAAAAGTTTCAAGATTATTCTCATATCTTGACGGCTTAGAATTTCATCGAAAATTTAGCCGAAAAAATAACCCTCAAACCTGCAAAAGTCGACAACACGATATAAACTACATAGTTTTTGGTAAGATAATGAGGGATTGAAATATCCCTAAAATTCAAGCATTTTATCTAATGGAGAAATTCAGAAATGACCGAACAGATTGCAGTTACCCCAAAAGAAATTTCTAAAACTTTAGTGACCTTGACCGTAGTTATCGACGGAAAAGACAAGTCATATTCTACCTTTCGTCTTTCGCAATTGGCTGCCGGGCTGCGGGATGACTCTGCTCAAAAGGTAAGAATTAATAATCTGGTAAGTTTCCTTGAAATAGGAAACTCTTTCAATACCGGTGTAGAGGGTTTCTTTCATAAAGAAACTGGAATAAAAGCATTGAAAGTGTTCCTTGACTCGGATCTTTCGACCGCCGAACAGGACAGCGGGGTTAAAATTACCGTTAGTGATTATATCGAGCTGTTTTCTGAGGTTCCCGGAAAACCGGGAAAACGAGAAATTAAACAAGACTCGATTAAAGACATTTCAATAAAGGTAGTGCAGTTTGACTTTATTTCTATGCTTGCAAGTTTTGAGGGATCCCCATTGTCATGGGTTCTTAAACCAGAACGTGGCCGAAAATCCAATAATGGAGATAGGTCTAACAATACCGTTGAAAAAGAGGAGAGTATTGATCTACTCTCCTTAGAGTAATAACCTAAAATGGGAG